TAAACAAAGAGCATGGCGCACCAATGCCTGTGATCTCTTCGATGATCCGATCTCTGATTGTCGCAGAAGGAGGCTACAACCTTTGGGTCTACGATTATAAGTCGATTGAACCAAGGGTCCTGAGTTGGATTGCCGGGGAGGAGAAACTGCTGACTGCCTACCACAACGGGGAAGATGCCTATGTGCAACTTGCTGCCAAAATCTATAACAAGCCAGAGAAGGAGGTGACTAAGAAAGAAAGACAGTTTGGTAAGATGGCAATTCTGGGTGCCGGGTACGGCATGGGTTTCCAGAAGTTCTATCAGAGTTGCTTGAATGCAGGACTCGAAGTGGATGAAGCAGAGGCAATGGAAGTAATTCAGATCTACCGCAATTACTACGAACAGATTCCAGCTTTCTGGCGAGAGTCCGAAGAGGCTATGAAGACAGCCTACCACAACCCAGACAAGATGATCCGCTTTGGAAGAAATAATTCTCTGATCGCTTTTAGACGGTCTAAAGGAGTGCAAGACCTACAACTGATGTTGCCTTCCGGTCGAGTCTTGTTTTTTCCAAAGCCACACATCGATGGTTCCCGGGAAGGTTGGCTACCTCAACTAGCCTACAAGTCCTATGGCATGGGCAAGTCCTTCAGCAAAGCCTTGTATGGTGGTCTGATTGTCGAAAATATCGTGCAAGCGATTGCTCGAGATCTGATGTGCCATGCCATGTTAGCGATGGATCGTGCCGGGTTCAGCATTACGATGACGGTTCACGATGAGATCGTCTGCGAAGAGCCAGAGGAGAGTTCCAATAATACGGAGCAGTTTGAAAAGCTTATGTGTACTACTCCAGACTGGGCAGAAGGAATCCCAGTCGAGGTAGAAGGGTATCAATCACGTCGATACAGGAAGTAACATGTCTCAAATCCCAATCAACGTTAAACGCTTAAAAGAAAACGCAAAGCTACCTGAGTACGCTACCCCGGGAAGTCACTGCTTTGATCTCCGGGTCAGCTTTGAGTGGAACGACAAGGTTGAATGTTTCTCCTTGACTGCCGGGGGACGATCCATTGGGCACATCTACCCAGAAAAGTTGGCTTGTCGGGGCATTGGTTTAACTCTCTATCCGAACCACGTCTATAAACTACCAACCGGGTTGAAGTTCGAGATTCCCTACGGGTATGGCATGAAAGTCTTCATACGATCTTCCTTGGCGTACCGACACGGAATGACTCTTGTCAACTCCGTAGGGGTTATTGATTCGGATTACCGGGATGAACTCTTTGTACTGGTGAAAGCAGACTCCAAGTACCTGTTGGTTGAAGGAGACCGAATCGCACAGGGGGAGATTGTCCGTAGCAAGATCAAGCCTTTGTTTCGAGAAGTTAACGATGTTTTGCTATCAGATTCCAGAATTGGTGGGATCGGTTCGACAGGAGTAGAATAATGTTAGTAGACTGGTTAAATAAAGGGTATGAAGGGATTCTACCCATCGTTCCTCCAGATGCAGAAGCTATTGGGATTCCTTCTCAGCGACTAGGGAAGGTTCCGGGTACCCCAAATGGTAGTGGAATTTGGACTGGTTTGGAAGGGTGGACTACTTTTAAGATAAGTCCAGCAGAAGTGGATCTCTACGACCGCCACCATGCCTCTGTAGGACTCTTGGCAAGGCGTTACCCCGGAATAGACATAGATGTCCATGACGAAGCTCTGAGTAACGAAATACGAGACATCGCTTTACACATCCTTGGGGAAGCACCAATTCGGGTAGGAAAAGCACCAAAACAGTTGCTGATGTATGCAACGGAAGATGAAATCACGAAGAAAGCACTCAAGTTCAAGCTGGATGATGATTTGATGCAGGTTGAGATCCTTGGGTCTGGTCAGCAATATGTCGTGGAGGGTATCCACCCAGTGACAAAGCAACCCTATCAGATCGATCAGGGAATTCCCGATCCAATGTCCTTGACCGTAATCGACAATGAAAAGATCTGGAGATTCCTCGAGGCTGTTGTCGAACGTCTTAGCCTGTATGGTATTAAGATATCCGAGACCTCATCATACTCTGGTGACCGAGAGGGTAGCCCACATGAACTGCTGATTGCTAAAGAGCCAAGCTTGTTGTCCGAAGCTTTGGAATTTCTACCGAACAATGAATCAACCTGTTTTGGTTGGGATGAATGGGTTCGGATTGGTGCATCCCTTCACGCAGCAACACAGGACGACCTAGAGTATGGACGGGGTCTGTTTCATACGTTTTCCGCAAAGGCAGAACACAAGCCGTATAATGTTGTCGAGACGGACACTGTCTGGAATGGCTACAAACCTCCTTATCGAGTTGGGGCGGACTGGTTCTTTCGGCAAGCTGCACAGCACGGGTTTAACTACGCCCAATCAATATCTCACCTTTTGGCTAGTGGTCCGGTTGCCCAAATTAGCGAAAACCCTTGGGCTTTAGTCTCCCCTTCTTGGATTACTGAAGAGTTTAAACGTTTTTACTTTGGACGGTTTAAATACATTCCGGAGTGGGAACAGTTTATCTGGAAGAACGACTCTGGGTGGGTAATAGATAAGAAGGGATACAAGACCGCAACCCTTATTAAAGATTATGCTAAAAAGAATATTGTCCCACAACTTTCAGAGTTGGGTCGTGATCAAGAAGAAGAATGGGTGACACAAAAACACAACAAGCTTTCCGACCCAGATTGGTTAGCTAAAATAAACCGAGATCTTAGAACCGCAGAAGGAGGTATTATGGTAGAGGCTCATACCTTGGATAACGATCCAAATATTTTAAACACAAGCAAAGGAAAGTACTGCCTGAAGACAGGAGCCTTACTGGAAGAGACCGAGTTTGACACTACAGAGATCTGTCTGAAAAAGACAGAAATTGCTCCCGATTTTGAAATGAAAACCCCTGTTTGGGATAAATTTCTAAACCAGATAACGGAAGGAAATCCGGAAGTGCTGACATACCTACATCGTTATGCCGGGTATGCTGCGACCGGGCACACGTCAGAACATGTGTTCTTTCTACTACATGGGAAGGGAGGAAACGGAAAGTCTACCTTTGTGAACGTACTCTTAAAAGTACTAGGGGACTATGCCTGTAGTGTTCCGGGGGATTTGTTTTGTGAGACCCGGAAGAATACCGATCATTTTCTTTTCAAGCTACATGGAAGAAGGTTGGTTGCTGCAAGCGAGTTTAAACAACGAGCGGTCTGGGATTTAGGGGAGTTGAAGGGGTTGACTGGAGGGGATCTCATCAATGCGAAGAATCTATATAAGGACCCGTTTGAATTTGTCCCAACTCATACCTTGCTTATTGCAAGTAACAGTAAACCCAAGATCGAGTATCTTGATGAGGCGATCAAGCGTAGGACCCGTCTGATTCCTTTTAACCTAGAATTGCAGGAAGACCAGAAAGATCCAAAGCTGAAAGACAAGCTTGATGCAGAAAGCCCGGGCATTCTTGCTTGGATCATAAAGGGTGCAGTGGAATGGCACCAACATCTTCTCCCTCCGATTCCTCATCCAGTCAAGATCGCTACCGACGAGTACTTTGGTGAGAACGATGTGGTTTCCCTCTGGATTATGGATAACTGTAAACTAAGCCCAAAAGCTCAGACCGAAACTTCCAAGCTTTGGGCATCTTGGAAACTGTATTGTACTCAGGTTAATGAACCTATCGGCACCCAAGGTCAATTCTTAGACCTTTTGAAGAAGTACGGTGTGACTTCAAGTCGTCCACGGGACAAAGATGGTTCTCGAAGATTAACATGTGAAGGAATCACTTTGTTAGACACAGAAGATGAACCAGAGAAGTCTAATGTGCTGTATGGTAAGTTTGCGTAAGTCCCAGAAAGTCTTACGGAATCTATTTAGGTTCCGTCATAAGACTTTCAAAACGGGTACACGTCTCTGGCTCTTCTATAGCCGGGGTTGGTACCCGGTTACACATCGTCAGTGGTTCCTGATAGACCTCCATCATCGTAGTAATTCTGGGTTTTCTTTTAAGGCAGAGGTTCTTGGGTTTGGCTTTTTTACTTATCGAAAAGTTTGATTTTAAAGAAGAAATGTCTTAACAAAAAAAAATGACTGTCAATAGGCTTGCAATTTAAAAGCAAAGAGATACATTATTTGTTTTGGCGACACTAACTTCTAACCCAAAATATCGGAAAGAGGTGTGTAATGACGACAGAAGATCGAGTCGAAGAACTAGAGACGAACCTTGCTACGACAATTGAAGAACTCCAATCATTGAAAAGCGTAGTCAGTCAAGTGCTAGACGTACTCGGAGGTAACTTTGACCAAGAAATCTTGGCACAAATCTCGGCAGAAGAAGATCTTGTTGATTAACCTATTGATTTGACCCATGATTTTCAGTTAGATAGGTTGACTGTTAATCATTGGGTCGCTGGTTCGAGTCCAGCTTGGGGAGCCATCAAGCAATTGATTTCTTTAGAGTTTCTAAAGAACCCCAAGTTGGCTTGCCTGTCCTTCTTAGCTCAAATACTGCACAAAACGCTGCACAATCTTGAGCACATTACTCTGCATACTCTTCAAATCTGGGTAGTTGTCCTACCGTAGGAAATTCTCGCAGCAACCCTTGTAGTCTTGCCCTTTCTGCATCGTACTCCGCTTTCAACTCCGCTAACGCTTCTTTATCTCCTCGATACTTTCTTCGGTTCGTCGAATACTCTTTTGCTAGAGCCTGAATAGAACGAAGAATATCCTGCCTTCCGTATTTTAATCCCTTGCGTAAATCTGACGGGTAAACATTCGGCATGAACGGTACTACCCGTTGTGTCTGTTGGCCTAACGTCCGGGTAGGGTTCCCCTGTCGGTCCAAAACACTAGAGGGTCCAAACACATTTGGATTCTCTGAAGACAACTCGATCATCCGGGTAGTCCACCCGTTTGGTGCGATAAACTGTGGGAGCAAGTTGTCCATGTAGTGCTCCCGTATCTTGTCTGCCATCTGGGTCGATGTATCCGTCTTGCGATAGATCGGCTGTCCGGTGAAAGAGTCCTTATTGAAGATCAATTCCATTGTAGACTCTAGCAACGGATGGGATGCAAAGCCAAGGTCTTTGGCAACATCCAACGCACTGAAACGTCCACCCGGTAGAACATCTGCGGCAGCATTCATCAGGAAGGCATGAGGCGCAAACATCGTGTAGTCCTCTGTCTGAACCATTCCGTTCTCGTCCTTTTGTGGTAGGGGGATCGAGAACAACTGACGTTTCGCTAGCCAGTCTTGCAGACCATTATAATACGCATCATGTTCTTCATCATCTAGTTCTGCCTCTCGCATTGCCATCAAGGTGTACAGGCCACCGTACCATGTTGCGGCCCTGAGAAGCTTCTTCGGGTCACCAGCCATCTTTGTCAAGTACGGTGCTGCCTTGTAGGTCCACGTTAAAAACGGGGCACCTAGTAAGCTTCTGCGACTTCGACGCAACCAGTCAGGAACATCTGTGTAATCAAACAACGCCTTGTTTGCCTCTCGCATTGCTGCTTCGGTCGTCATCTTCCGATTGTTCGCAAAAGGTGCCCCAAGGCTAGGGCCGTGATCTTCTAGGTACATGCCCAAGGCTAGCTTGTCCATGACCTCCATGCCCTGATAGAAATCCCCAAAGGCGTTGTAGATCAAAGAGCCTAATCTTTCTGCAGTCAAAACAGGCAACGAATAGCGTAGAGGTTGCCCGATGATCTTTTTGTCTTCCGGGGATAACGATTGGGCCAGTCTCGTCTCCATCCGACCAAGTTCGTCTGCCGCAAAGGTGGACAGGGTTAGTCCTTGCTCCTTGAACGCCTGATAGCGACTACCGTTGGTCAGCATCTGTTTTAAGGCTCTAAAGCGATAGTCGAAACTACGATGGAAAGGCAACCCAGCAAAATGCATCATTGCCGTGTTGGATCGTAGGTTATTCGCCCAGACTGCCGGGTTCGCTGCAGTCAGGCCCCACTTCATTAGGGAGGTCAGGTAGTTCAGCCCTCGTTCCATACCCGACTGGGTAAATAACTCCTGAGATCCGACTAGGTCATCGTAGATTTCGTTACGGACAATCGCACCTCGAAGGTCTCCGTACCGGGAGGTATCCGGAAGTTGCGTGTAGTTTTCAGGATCGTATTCCTGATTGGTTCGGGCCTGAGAGACCTTCTGATCCAACACTTCGATCATTCTCCGGACCAACTCCTTCTGGGCAGATCCTTCTTTCTTAGACGGTAAAACTTGTTCTCGAAGTCGTCTAGCTTCTGCCGCAAGATACTCTGGGGTCACCCGTCTTGTGGCAGTCTGTCGTGCGGCTGGAGGGAGTCCTTCGTTCAGCAGTTGCTGCCGAAGTGCCGGGTTGGCCTGTAGGATACCTTCGATTTCATTGGCATAGCTAACATTGATATAGCTTTCAGGCAGAACCCATTCTTGATTTCCGGAGAGGTCCTTCAGGAACTGCATCCGGGCAATGTCCTGCCCAGACTGCATTAGGGTCTTGCTGACCAAGTACCCCGGGGACTTGATCTCCCCAAGGACCAGATTGCGTACTAGAGCATCTACGTCTTTACGTTTCTTTAGATACCCTAAGTCCGACATCTTCAGCGATCCGCCTGTAGACAAGATCTTCTGGTGGTCTTCACTGAATAGATACTTTAAATAGACACGAGGTAGATACTTACCCTTTCGGTTGGCGTATGCATCCGGATCGAGCATTCCTAGACGAACCAGATCTTCTCCGATCTGAATAATGTCCTGCTTGGCCTGTACGGCAGCTTGTCGAAGGGTTTTGTTAGAACCTCTAACTTTTCTGTCAGGGACTAGATTAGCGTTCGCATTGCGTTCGGTTAGGTAGTTGTAGATGGCAGCTTGTTCATTCTCTTTCGCCTTTAAGAAAATGTCTCCGAGTTCGTGACCAATTTCAATGTAGTTGGTCATCTCTCCACGGGCCTTCTGGGTCAGCAGTTCATACGCTTCCCGTTCTGGCAGGTTGCTTTTATGGTCAAAGAAATGATCGAGTTTGCGTAGAGCCTTGAGTGCTCCGAACTCTTTCTTGGCACGTCCTCCGGGGTTGTTCTGGAGAGGTCGTCGTCGACCGGCAGAGAACCGGGTGCCTGTCAAGTTCGCACCATCGTTAACGTTTTCTTCTTGAGTGTCTTCAGGCATATCTGGGGCCTTGCCTTCTTGCCAAGTCCACTCAGGCATCAAGCCTGTCTTCTGATCAGCAAAGACCGTATCTTCTAGACCAGCAGTCCGGTTGGTCTCTCCGTAAGGCCCGTAGTTTAGCCACGAGTTTTGCCCTCGTGTTTCACTCGTGATTGCGCCTAAAGCTGGACCTGTGAATAAACGGGCGTGAGCTTGCCACGCATTTTCTTCCCCTCTTGCTCTAAACCCGGCCCCTTCAAGTCCATGCCCAAATGCATCGTGAACTGCCCGGAATAAATCGTTTGCCATCACCGGGCGCATTTCACCATTCTGGTCTTCCCATTGAAGGCCAGTATCTTCTAGCATTGGGTTGTCTTCTAAATCTCCTCTAGTTATTCCTTCTGTTCCGTAGCCATCATAGGTTCCATAAACAGCCATCCGTTTATTGAATCTTAAATCATTCATAGCCCGGAAAGGTCTGCCCTCGTATGGATCTGTTTCCCCATCAAAAAAGGTAAACTCAAATCCATCTGCCACTAAGGCTTCGTATTGGGCACGAGTCTGATCAATCAGGTCACGGTATGCAGCTTTTACGGTAGGATCATTCGGAGTATGTTCCATTTCTGCGTAGGCATCAGCAATCCGTCCTGCAAGTTCTTCATCTACTTCTACATACTGAGCTTGTCGTTTATAGTTGATGCCATTAGCTGCAGCATATTTTTCTGCTACATCGACTAATTCTTGGATCGGACCTTGGACCCTTGTTCCGTTCGGCCCCTTTGTGGATGGCGTACCTTCCAACGCCTTCGTGACTCTTCCAGCACTCCGTCTTCCTCCGTCTCCATATCCTGAGAGGCTGGAAGCCCTACTGTCTGATTTCCGGACTGGACTCGTTTCAGCAGTTCGTCCCACATTTCCGGATTCTCGTCCAGAGACCGGGTCAGTGCCTGTGTTCTGGCTACTTGCTCCTGTATCTCCTCGGGGGTCATTTCCGGAAATTCTGGCCCGTTGTAGTTGTCTTTTTTGTTCTTTGTTTCCATAGGTCTCCACGACTTGTTCTGCAGCATCAGCATAATCAGCTTTCTCTGCGGTTACGTTTCCAGCACCCTGACCAGTATACAGATCTTTTTCTAAGTACCATAAGACAGCTTGCATATCAGGAACCGTCAGGGTCTCCTGATTATTCTTCTTCCTCTTATCTTGAATGCGTTGGAGCACATCTCGAGTTAAAATACGATCTGCACCCGTAGGAGCACCTTTTAACTTTGTTAGGTTTTCAATTATATTCTTTGCGGCATTTGTCTCAAGCGTTTTCTTCTCTACGGGGTAACTCCGTTTTATTGGCGTTCCATCCGGTTTGAATTTTCCTGTTGGGACTGGTTTTGCATATTCGTTAAGAGTTTCTTTTGCCCATAGGTTAAGTGATAAATCATCCTCAGGGATTTGTTTAACGGTTTTAGAGGGTGTAAAGTTCTTAGGATTTTTGGCCCAATGGTCTCTTAATAACTTTCGATACTTTTCATCTGTACCGGGTTTGAAATCAAACAGTTGACCTTGCATTCGGCCCATTGTTCTTTGGAACCACAAATCAATGGTAGGGAAGTCATATTGGCCTGAAAGGTTAGAGAAGAAGATACCGATCTTTGGACCGAACGCTGCAGCACCAAGCAGTTCCGTATCCATCCGTTCGCCACCAACTCCAGCTTTTCCAAATTGTGCAGAAAGTTTATTGACATCTCGTACTGGCATTTTAGCAAGCAGTAATTCATTTGCGTCTTTTACCCCGTATTTATCGATCAACTTCTGCAGAAACTGAAGGTTATTTAAGACAATCGGACCTTCTTTTCCTCCTTCAAAAGTTGTTGGGATTCTTCCTGTCTTCTTGTATTCGCTATAAAGTTTGTGTGCGTAGTCTCCGTTTTTAGGAACAGTTTCACCTTGGGAAGTAATTGCAAGAATAGCTTTAAATACTGTTTGGGCATCTGCATTATCTGCAAGTTCCGGATGCATAATTGCATAACGGTTAAGGGCTTTAGCTACCGTAGCATCATACCACCCCACACCAGAGTTATCCTGTTGCAGTTGGTATTCAATTTCAGCATTTAAAGCTTCTGCAATTATGTCTCTCTGCTCTGGGGTATCTTCAAACGGAACATTTCCGGTAATCTTTCGATATCTTTTCTCAAGGCTACTACCGACATCACTGACCGATGGTTTGACCGTCCCATCTTTTTTAGTTCGTACAGGTAACCCTAAGTTACGGAAGAAGTCTCCGGGTTGTGTACCTAGATCTTCTGTTCCACTTAGAATACCGGAAATCGGCAGTTCAGAGATTAGCTTCTTTCGTCGTCCGCTACTAAAACGTAATCCTGCAGGAATGCCCTTAGTCCTACCTACCGTTCTGATGTTGTTGACGTTGCCGTACTCAGGATTTTTCGCAACAACGAGAGCACCAACTTGAATTACTTCGTCAGCAGTCAGAACAGGGTCACCATTGGCTTTATCGTAGAAGAACGATCCTCTGGTGGGGTCCATCCCAATTTCAACCCAGACATCATTTCCTTGCTTCGGATTGGCAATGTATTCTTGAGCCTGATTAAAGAGTTCCTCCGGGTTGGCATTCTGGAAAGACCCAAAGACTCGTGCGATAGTAGTCTTGTTGATCTTGCCAGAAGCAATATTCAAAGCAGCATCCGGGTTTGACTCGAAGCTAACTTTACCGTCTGAAGAATGCCCCAATACCCTAGCGACCGGAGCATAGGCCAGAACTTTACCCTGAGTCCCTTTAACACTTCCATCATGGATCGTGGGTACCCAGACATCTTTGTTTTGATAAGCGTTTATATCTAGCCTCAAACCAACATCAGTCCCATCTGCAATCTCTGTATCTACACCAAGGACTTTACCCTGACTCTTGACACCAACAGCATCTTGAATCTCTTCATTCGTTGCAGGAGCAGGTACTCCTCCGGGGATATCGTATTTCTCTCCTAGAGCCTGAATCGGATTTAAACGCTGAACGGCAGCTTGGAAGTCCTCGTATTCAATTTCTCCTGCAATGTACTTCTTTGCTTCGTTGGCAAGTTCCTCTCTAGCCGTACTAGAGTCTTGTAGCTGTCTGGGGGTCTGGTAGCCCGGTGCAGCTTTCTTTTCAACCTCTAATTGTTTTACTTCCTGCAGACTAGGTCTACCTGCACTCATCCTGATTGCTGGCCCAGCATCAGCAACTTCTTCCGGTGTCTCTTCCGCTATCGGTTGTACATCCGTGGATGTACTTTCTGTGGTATCTTGGACAGGTGTAGTCGGTGATTTTTGAGGTAGAACACTTTCTGGCTCTACTTGCTGCCCATTTACTTCAACTGTTGTTTCAGAAGTACGTTCTGGTGTAGATTCTGTCTGTGCTACAGGTGCAACTTGAGCAGAACCAAGAATACCTTGCAAAGCTTGGATCTCTGCTAAATACCCTCGAACTCTATTCTTTTGTGCGGCAGTCAGTTCCCTTGCACGACGAGTAGCCGGGTTGTTGATCATCTCCAAGTTGACCGGGTTTACAATCGAATCGATCTCGTCTTGTGCTGCTTTGATTCTTGCTTGGATTAGGTCTGCATCAACACTGTTCAGATCAGTATTTTTCAGGAAAGGAAACTCCATAAAGAATTTCTTTTTCCGGGCACTAACCATTGACTTGGACGGAGGAGTAATTCCTTTCTCGTAAAGTGATCTGATTAAACTGTCTAAAGCAGGATCAGGTTCAATGGGGGTTGTTGTGGGGCCTTGAGATTGTTCTTGCGCTTCGGCTTCCGGTGCAGCTTGCTCATCCTGACCGGGAATCTCGATCTCCATCTCTTCGACAGGAATCTCTTCTCCGACATTCGCCCGGGCACCTTGAGGAGTTCGCAAGGTAAACTTCGGCTTTCGTCCTTTTCGTAGTGCGTTCTGGATTGCGTTCATTTGTTTGCGGATCGACGCATCATTGAACTCGCTTCCGAACAGAACCCGGATCGAATCCAAGATTCCAGACGGAGCAATTCCTTCTTCTGTGAAGTTCTGGACCAGCCACTCTTCCGCTTTTAGCGAATCATTCATTTTTGACCAGTCACCTTCAGAATACCTGCGACTACCCCAGTCGTTAATCTCATCTTCACGGGCTTCGTACAGTCTGGCAGTAAAGTCATTCAGGGCAGCTTCGTTATCTCCGAATGCCTGACGTAACCCGTCATGGCCCAAGGATTCGTGGAAGAAGATCCGGACTCCATCCCGAACAGCATTCTCCAGAGCATTTCCGATCTGCCCTTCGATAACCTGCTTGTTCTCGATGTTGGTACCCACCAGCACAATCCTCGGATTGCCTTCGGCATCTCGGAAGGCAAACCCTTCGGTGTCGTCTGCCAATTCGGCCCCTTCCGGTAACATCTCCCGGGCTTGCTCGACAGTCTCCACTACATCGACTTGAGACACCCCCGGGAACTCGGCTACCATTGCGTCCCTTAGAACCTCCAATTCTCGTTGCTTCAGGATCTGGGCACCACGAGGAGTGTTCGGATTGACAGTAGCACCCCCGGCAACCGTTGACCTCTCGGAAGTCTCGAGATCTCCAAAGATAGCTTGAACACGTTGCTCCGTGTCCCGTTGGGTTTGCATATCCGAAAGGTTTACTAATAGACGGTCAAAACGCTTTCGGTTCTCCTGATCAGCAACCTGTTCTACGGCAAGGTCCTCTTCTGCTTGTGATTGAGATCGTTCGTCTGCTTCCATCTGGTCGATCTCTTGAAGAATCCGGTCCTCTTCAGCACGGGCTTGTTCTTCTTGGGCAATCGTTGCCTCTCGAGGTGTCAGGGCACCCTCGGCAATCTGAGTATCTACTTCTTCCTGCTTCGATGTTAGCAGTTCTTCCTGCCGGGCACGTTCCGCTTGTCGTGCAGTAATTTGTGTAGATGCAGCTTTAGCTACGTTTTCATCTAGTAAACGTAACTCTTGATCGATCAAGGCTTGTTGGTTTGCCTGTTCTTGAAGTCTTCGTTGTTGTGCTAGCCGGGCACCTTCGTTCATGCCTTCCAGAGCATCTTGCTGTTGAATTCGTAGTTCCTCTTTTGCAGTGACCTGAGTAGCCTTGGCTTCCTTGACTCGTTGGTCCAAGCCACGTTGAATATCAGCGATTTCTGCTAGTCTTTGCTGGTTTGCCAGTTTGTCTGCCGCAAGTTTCTCCTGAATTCTCTGTTTGTCTTCAGCGGCAAGGTCTCGTGCAGCAATCCGTTGGTCTGCCTTGATCAGAGCCTCTTGTCTTTTCTCGGCAGCTTCTCGGGCTTTTTGGATTGTCTTAGTGTCCTGCTGTAGCTTACGGATGTCTTCAAGTTGTTGGGTCTGTCGTTGAATTGCATCTTCGTAGGCTACGGCAGATTCGTACTCATCTCGAGGAGTCTGGACTGTACCCAGATCGGTTTCTTCAGTTTGATCAAAGGTTGAAAACAGACTGTCTTCAGAAATGTCTTCATAGAACTGATTCAGCGTTCTTTGTTCTTCCTCCTGCTTCATCCGGGCTTCCCGGTCCTGCAACGCTTGTTGTTCTACTTTGGATCGTGCTCGGTCTGTCGTAAAGGTTAGAGGCTCAAAACGAGGATCTTGTGGAGTAGGTGGTGCTTCTTCCAGACCCGGTAGACTAGGCTGTCGACCAGCAGACTGTAAGATCCTTGAGTTGGAATCATCAGGTGTTTTCCGCATAGTTTTTGCTGCGGCAACTACATCTTGTATTTGACCATAACTACGAATAACTAAATTTGGGTATTCTGCTTGGAGTAGAGGAGCAATCTCAGCGTGAGCCTCATTAACTAGGATTCCTGCAACATCATTGATAGAAGGGTTACCGGATGAGCCTTCTCTAAAAACAATAATAAACGGCCCATCGGTATAAGCCGTACCACTTGCAGTTCCTGCCCCAGCACCTGTCCCTTGGGCAGTTACCGTCAAAGGCGCAGTAAAAAACTGCCTACGGAGTCCGGTGTCAGGATTGACACTATAGTCAATTCCATCTTTTAAAAGTGTACGGAGATTTTTAAGCCCTTGACTTAGCGTAAGTGCTTTATCCATTCCATGACCACCTATTGTGCTTGCCTCACTTCGTATAGAATCCCATGCTTTAACAACATCTTCATTTGCATTTGCTCCCTCAAACCACTTGTCAGATCTTTGAGCCTTATTAGCCCGATCCCATTGGGAAGCAACAGCATCCGTCTGTGATATGTTTTCTTGGACGGGATAAGTTTGACGGGTAATATCTTGGAGTGAGTCCGTGGGTACAGTCTCTACTCGGGCAGCATTCTCCTGCAATCGTTGGTAGTATTCTCCTTCTCGGGCCACTCCTTCGGCAAGAGCATCGGGTGCCGTATCTGTCGGAGTAGCTTCGGGTGCCGCTAAGATCGGAGTGTCGATTTCATTGTGCCGTTTGGCTACCTCGATTTCATCCTTAGATAGGGCCTGTCCAGCATCACTCTTCGCTTGAATGTTCCGGACTACGTCTTCGGTGATCGGGTTTTCAAGGTAGCTTCGGACTTGCTCCGGATCTTTTTTGTTTAGAGTCTTTAACTTATTGAGCACCGTGTTGGTCAGTGCTTGGATCTGATCGGGGTTCTGATTAGGATTTTGATTATCTCGAGGCTGTCGGTTTCGGTAATTCGTAAACAACGAATCAACTAAGGTGGTAGGAGTCGAAGCTGCCCCAGACATCACGATTCCTGTCTGGAAGGCTTCCTGTGCTTGGGCAGGATATGCCTTGGCATAGTCCCCACGGTTGACCAATTGCAACCTTGGATCGTCCTTAATCGGTAAGTTCATCTTCTGGGCGTAGGCCCGGAGTCCCCTACGTCTGGCCCGTCCTGCCAAGTCAAAGTCAATCAATTCACTGGCACCACCCCCCATCAAGTCTAGACCTAGTCGAGTGGGTAAACCTCCGATAGGCAACATAGACAAGGCATCTGATCCTGCGGCAGCAAGTTCGGTTGCGGTCCGGGTATTGTACGCCTCAAAGTTAACAATAGGGTTGATGTATGATAGTGCTTCTTGTTTCTGAGCATCGGTCATGTTCTGCGACATCTCCAGCCAGACATCGTCTTGGGCAACTCCTTCAACTGCTTCCCCGGCTACCATTCGCCCTGCTACAGCATTGGACAACAGGATTGTCGGTAACTTTATAGGGTCAAACGGAGCAAGAGCCATTGTCGCATAAGAAGGCATTGAACCCCCTAGACTTGCTGCACCACGTTCAAAAGCTGTCTGAGGGAACGGTAAGGGGTTTGCCTCTATTTCCTTAGAGGCTCTATCAAATACTTGTTGGAGTTCTTGTCGTCTAAACTGGGGGTCGGCTAAGTTGTTTTTGCGTTCCTGCCTCTCTTGGGCTAACTGGGCGGATTCCGGGTCGTATCCGGGAAGTTCAAAGGTTGGGATGTTCTCTTCAGCCCAACTCTGGACCATACCTCCAAAAGACCGAAGTTTGTTCTTTAGAGTGTCAAAGTTTGTGCTGATGTAATTCTCGATGTTTCGAGCGGATTCTCGAAAGGCATCAGCATCGTTCGGAGTACCCGGAAGGAGACTCAATGTGTTCTGGAGCAATCGGCTGTCAGAGGTCCGATCTAACCCCGGTTGTCTCTGGGCCATGTAAGCAGGATCTGGGTCGGCTTCAGTCATCGACAGACCGATACTTGCCAGAGATTTTTCTACTTGTGGACCAAAATTTCCAAACTGTTCGGGTACACCTTTGGCTACTTGGGAAAGGTAGTCTACTGGGGCCACCGGGACATAGGCCCCTAACGTATTGAGTAGACCCCCTTCTCGTCCTGTAGTTACCGTATCTACATTGTAGGATGTCCCAAGGGTATTGGATACGATTGAATTGGTCTGGGCTTCGTTCAGGCCAAAAGGTTTCAGCAGGGTACGGAGTTGAAAATCTGAATCCCGGTACGTCGAGTCTCCTTTGCGGTACTGTTCACGGATTCTCTTCAGTAACTGTTTTGCGTACTCACGGTCAGGCAGTCCACCTCGTAAAGCTTCGTCCATTAGTTACTCCGACATAAAGAAATTGTACATGTCTTGATTTCCACTCGGTCCAGTGACGTTTCCTTGAACGCCACCCTGTGGCCCGGAATCATCTCCAAATCCAAAAAAGTTTAAGGTTCGGTTCCACAAGGACAGACGTTCTTGTTGCTTCCTTTTTGCTTCTTCCAAGGCAGTCGTCAAATTGGTTTGATTTATAATGCTTTCAATGTCCCTTGACTTTTCCACTTGTTTTAACATGGCTTCCCCGATTGGACTCAAGGAGTTGGGGATGATTCTTCCTTGCGAGTCTTTCTGGGCTTGAGAGTCAAGGATCACGGCAATTGTTTCTTCCTTGGTTAGTTGCTGACCTGTTGATGGATTCGGACTCATCAGGGCATTGACGAACCGTTCTGCATTGGCTTGAATGCTTTTTGCGGTAGGATCGTCGGCAGCTTTTACGTCTTTTCCAAGTTGAGAGAACAGTGCTTGTCCGTCAGAAATGCCAATAGCATCCTCTGCCAACTTTGACGTGACACCAACTAGATAAGGGTGCATCTCTGAATCTTTTGGCGTATTCTCTAGAGCCTTTAAAGATAGTTCGTATCGGTCTTTTTGAAGTTCAAGCGTAGCCTTGGTTTGGGTGTTTTGCTTCTTGAGAGTTGCCTCTCGGACATAGCTATCAGCTAAAGCCTTGTATTGTTGTGCGAGTTCAGGGTTGGCATCTGCTACTTCTGTCGTAAATACCGATGCATCGTAACTTCCCATTTTTGCCGATTCGAGTGCTACCTTCGCTAACCTATCAAATTCAGCAGTTTGTTCCTGTACGGTTGCCCGGTTTGCTTTCTGAATATTCTGCTGAACCCCAGCATCCATAGCTTGTAAACTACCTTCTGGTAGTAGGTTGGTGAGGTTTTGACCATATTTATTTTGAAGATTTGTCAGTACTTGCCGTTTCTGCTCACTGTCCGGAAGGCTATTGGTGAACTCTACTTGAGGCAGGATACTTTGCCTGATGCCACTGTTAATAGTATTGGCAATTGACAAAGATGAACCCTTTAAAAACTCTTCCCCAAATATTCCAGTAGCATTCTTATACTCGTCGAAACCTTCAATCCGGGCAGCAAGTTGCTCTGGGGACGCACTGTAGTAGGAAAGGGTTTGCCCATTATCATCCCACGTTACCCCACTGTTCATTTCTGATGTCAATCGATTGATTACTTCTTCTCTGGCCTTGGGTTTTGCTGAATCGGTATACATCCCATATGCTTGCAGACCTGTATTAATGGTACTGCCCAACTTAGCCATATCGGAGGGTTTGTCGTAGTACGGATTACTACCATCTGGTTCAGTCCCTCCGACATTTGGGAACAGGTTCATGATTGTAGATGCCCCAGCAGATCCTAGTTGTGATCCTGCGATTGCACCTTGCGGTGTCCCTGTCGAGAGACCTCCTGCAATTGCACCACCGATCTGTCCGATTGTTTGTAGGGTCTGTCCAAACGCACCGTGATCGCTAGCTTTCTTGCGTTGCTTTTCTTGTCTACGCCTTTCCGCTTCTCTTCGTTGACGCTCTTCTTCTAATGCTTTTTCTTGTAGATAGCGTTGTGTCTGATTGGAAATTACTCGGCTATACAACTGTGCGCCTAGCGTATCCCCTACACTAAATCGATTAGCCATTATTTATTCCCTCCATAAATGTCAATAATCCACTGTGGTACTTCATAGTTTGGATTTTGAGAAGCTTGTTGTTGTAGCGACTCTAAAATGAAAGCATCGCTTTTTGCGTCTTGTCCAAATTCAGTCAACGTGTTGAGCCGATCCCCACCTTCTTTATCGTAGATGCCACGCATTCCGCCCAAGGCATCATAGGCTGTTCCGTACATTCCAGCTTTGTTCTTGTACAAGTCATTGCTTAAATTGATTTTCGTATTGAATTGGTTCTGGTTTGCATCGATCCCCTTCAGGTTTGTGTTCAGTATCGTGTTCAGACCCTGCATTCCTACATTTGCGTTATTGGCTTTCGTATTGTAGATCTGCCCGATCATGTCTTGTCGTTGATTCAATCCCTGCAGCTTTACACCATATAAAGAATCTAGTGCACCCATTTCCGTTTGTACTCCAGCCATCTCGTTCCCCAGCGCATTCCCTGCACCGGACAAAGCAGTGGTGCGGTTGGAAAGCATCTGGGAACCTAGTCCGTAGGAGTCAAGAATCGACTGTCTTTGCGCTTGTCGTTCTGCTCCTGCCCTTGACATCGCTAGATCTTTCATAGCTGCAGTAAACGCTGGACTACTCGGATCAAGACCTGCATTGGCATAAGCTTCGTTCAAGGTTTCTCTTGCGCCAGCAGCACTTGCATCCAGTTGGTCTTTTGCGTCTTGATAGTAGAGATCACTGAGTCTGCTGTAGTAACTTTCGTCTCCTGCGTCCCGTGCTACGCCCATCTGCTGATCGGCTACTTCTCCAAGTCTACCTCGGATTCGACCAATCTCTTGTCGTAGGGGATCTAGATCACCTTCATAACCTTCGTATGCTTGGTTATATAGACCTTGTAACGTTGTCAGGTCTGTTTCTAGATTAGTTCCTGCCGTTTCTAGATCAGTCTGATAGTCTAAAAATCCTTTGATCGGGTTGCCTTCATCATCAAGAATATTGTTTCCGTCTGCATCTTTTCCGGTAAGAAATCGATCCAGTTCAGCGTTAATCTGCCCTGCAAAATCATTATCGTCCGCATCAATATCGGTTAGGGTCTTATCGACAAAATCACCATACTCATTGACAAGTCCGGGGGTGACCCTTTCACCTGTGACCGGATCAATTTCGTCTGTACCAACAATTTCGTCTACAATTCCTTGCTGTTGGGCAATCGTTTGCTGTTCTTGCTCTGTCAGTTGATCGTACTGACTCGCCATGCCAGAGCCTTCCGGTGTCCACCGATCTCCAGCTTTTTCACCTCCTACAAAAACAACCTGATCATTTTCTTCATCGTAGGCGTATTCCTGATCTCCAACAAAGTATCTGCCATTTTCTTCCCGAAAGCCTTCTTCTTTTCTTAGAGCATCTAAGGAACTATCTCCAACAACTGCTTCCGTGACTTGTTGATTTACGGTTTCAGTAGGGGTAGTTGCATTTTCAACAGAGGTCACTTTGGCTGGAATCTCATATTCACCAAACGTCCCGTTCGGCAGAATATCTTCATCGGCAAAGTTTTCGTTGATGTAGTTATTCCACTCATCTCCTGATAAATTTTCTATATCATTTAGCAAAGACTCAAACCCTTCAGCAGAACCATCACGAGAATCAAGGATACCTTGAATCTCCTCGTCAGTTCCTCCTTTTTCTCTTAAATTTGCTACTAAATCTTTTTGAGTACCATATGACCTCATCCCCTCAACAACAGAAGCTATATCAGATGAAGAAGTCTCGTATTTTTCATCGGTAAAATGACCCTTCTTATCCATCACTAAAGCGCCTATTACTCGCTGAATACCACCAACGTCATCACTGGCTAATAGATTTGTCCATTGTTGATAATCCGATGGAAGACCTTTTTTAATAGACTCTGTCAAACCACTTGCTTCGGCCCAATTCCTGTAGTCTTCAACTGTCCAATCTTTTGTAGCTTCTCCGAAATTAGAATTAAATTTGCTATTGAGTGCTCTAGCCCATTCTCCTTGCAAAGCTTTTTCTTTAAAGTGACTCCAATATTCATGATAGTATCGATCAGAACTATAATCCCAATCAGTAGGAAGTGCAGGAGTAGGGGTAGTGTATGTAACCATATTAGTTCTCTTCTTGCTGGGGTAGCATGGTTCTTTGTTCTAAATCAGCTAAAGTTACATCTGTCTCTACGATATAGACTTTGCCACCGCTTTCAGGATTGGTGTGAGTGTATTGAAGCACATGACCGATTGTACCTGACGGAAAGTAAGCTTTTTCTGTCACGGTGTTACTACTGCTAAAAGTGTAGGTTCCTATGCTTGTACCATCTAAATACCACTGTAGACTGACTGAACCTTGATAAGTAATCTGAAACTCAGCATGAGTTCTTATCCCTCTATAAAATCGTGGTGGTAGCGCCACAGGTCTGGCCCAAAGAATTTCAGTATCAGCAGTTGACGTACCCGTATTATGTATATGGGGAATGTATCCGTAAGCGAGAGCATCAAAATAAACCCGAATCGTTTCAGTAGCTTCTGTCGTGCTAATGTTGTAGTTCTGAGCTTGAATCGTACCGTCTAAGTAGATCCGTGGTGTCAGTGTACCTGTTCCTCGGAAACCAACTTCAAAGTAGTGAAACAGTTGTTGTTGATTAAACGATTCAATCGGTAGTGCTTCAAAACTATGATTCTGCAGTCGAGTAGTCGATGCTTCCAAGTGCGAGAGGTAACCCACCGTGTTGACCGGAAGGGTGACTCTTCTGCCTTTGAAGGTGGACTGTGACGGTAGCTGTCGAGAGTCCACTTGTGAACCGTCTACGTTCACCTGTATTGTCGGTTGCTGGGCGTACTCTAATCGTACTGCCTGAAATACTTGGAGTTGCATTATGCGGAAGTTATGAGGGATTGAGTTAAATAGGTAAAAGAAGGGCTGGTGCTGGTTGTGCTGTTCAGTATATATCTCTGAAACCAGATGCCGATGTTCCCTGAACTACCATAGTTTGCACATACAATCTTTCCTACATAACTAGTATTATTCCTGTTTCTTAGCCATATTTCTTCTGGTCTATCCGAAGGAGTAAAAGGAGTTGCACTTGAGCTTGTAAATACTAATGCTGCAATTTTTTGTATTCTGTTGGATAAGTATGAGTCTAAATTTGAGTATCCTATCGTATGACCGTGTGAACTAGAAGCGTATCCACTATGACTGTGGTTCGTAGGAGCATAACTATGTGAATGACTCGGTACGCTACTCACTGAAAGAATATCCCCACTGACCGAAAGGTACGAACCAACCCGAATTCCTCCTCTTGTCGATCCGCTTGCGGCTGGTAACGAATAAACTGTATTTGTATCGGTAGGCATCTACCTGATCCGTGCTTGAGTTATACGTTAGATTAGCACCAAGCTTGATTCCCCCAAGTACGGTCGTTGTTGCTTGGTCTAGTACAAAATTATTATAAGAGGAATCATGATTATGATTGATTGCAGAAAACTGGGCGCTAAAAGCAGAGACATCTGTTGCGGATTCGGTAGAACTTGCTATGGATTCACCAGAAAAATCTTGTGATACCTGTGTCTGTAGAGTGGTCAGATTGGAAGCGTTGGTGATCAAATCAACTAGTCGATCCACCTGTGCCTGTAGATTCTTTGTATTGTCAAAGAGTTGCTGCAAGCAGGTTCTCGTTTTTTCATCTGCAACCGAATCATATAGATCCAGTTCGGTAGCACGTTGTTCAGTCATCAGGTACTCAATATTTCGTATTCAGTTTCAATCCAATCCACAGTTCCCACCCATTCTAATTCCACATCCCAGACATCCCCAGCAGGTAATCCAAACGGGTTTCCTGCGACAGTTTCCGGTAAATAAACTCTGGTTGGCTCAGTAATCGGGGTAGCATCTTCCGGTTTCTGACCCCAACTTGTGTAAGAACCGACTGTTTGTTGATTAACTACGGTTGTACCGTCTATTCGGATCGTGACTTTCCCATAACCATAGCCATTGATCGTTACGTTTCGCACAAGCTTGATTGCACCAAAGCTTCCGCCATCAAAAGAACGGGTACGGTAAACCCACGGTCTTTTCGTATTCGTAGTAGATGCTATCGAAGTTGTTTGGTACGGGTTATTTTCAATGTCGTAACCTTCTAAAATAGCAGTGCTTGCTGTTACAGAAGTTGAAAAATAATACCCTAAATATAATTGATGTTTAGACGGTATATATTCTAAAACTGGATTTTGTAACGAACCTGTATATTGGGAAAGATCTACAGGATCATTAGTTCCATAAGTAAAATTCGTTACCTCTATAATCGGAAAACCTTCTAAATTAAAATCAATGATGAACCCACCTAAATTCATCAGCAATAAATAATACTTTCCTTCGTACACTGCTGAGTCGGCTGGTGCGACTCCACTTAACGGATCGTCACCAAAACGTCCTCTGGTTAAATTGGTTACAGAGTTTCCATCATACAAACAGATTCCTTTCGTAGACACCCAGATTAAATAACTACCTAGCATCTGAATTGTTTTATGATAATTCGGTGGTAATCCTTCAATCGTGTTGACTTGAACTTTTCGCATTTGATTCGCACGACTACCAAACACTCGGTAAACTGCTCTGCGAGTAAAAACGATCATGGCATCACGATACGGGTAGATACCTGTGATGGAGTCTGGGAATTCTACATAACCATCTAAAGGCCAGTGCCGTGGGTTGTTGTAGTCAGAGACAAAAAGAAAACTATCTTTCTTGTTTATATTATCACCGTAACGATCTGCACTGGTGTATTCAGAACCTACCCCAAAGAAGAAGTTATTCCACTCTGCTAAAAACTTTAAACTGTTTGGAGGTGCTGTCTTATCTTGGTTGCTGGTGATGTAACCTGATGATAATCCTGACGCAAAACAGTCAATAAAGGAGTAAACCGGATGCTCTTGACCCGGACCTCCTGCTGTCCAATTTGTCCCAGACAAAGAAGAAGATAGAGTTGAGCCATTAGAAGCAGTATCCCCTTTCCAAAAGGAAACACATCCAGCAACAGCCCAAAGGTCTGTCATCACTTCTTTTTCCAACCACAGGTCAAAACCACCAAGTAACGGAAAATGAGAACCACTGCTAAAGTCAAAGTTATCTTGAGCGTACAGTTGAACTTGTATCTGGTTATTGGTTATATTTGTATATTCGTATGATCCTGAAAGATTGATGTTGGCTTTGTACGATGGCTTCCTGCAGCTAAAGATACACCTGACCATCCCCAGAACTTGACCCGATAGTTTGCGCCATTTTCCAAACCACTTAAATATAGAAAAACATTTGTAGTATATGCTATTGATACTAAATGAGCCGAAACGTTCTCAGGGTAAATCAAGCCCAAAGAAACATTGCGTGAGAGGTTATCATTCCGATACAACCGATAACCGATCAACGACATAGTACCCACCTCTGCTACAGACGAATCCGAGGGTGCAGTGATGTCAAACGTCAAAAGATTAGGAGTATTGTTTAGACCGTTTACAAAAGAGCCACCAACTACTTCGGCTTTGGTTGCCGTGTTACTTTCAACAGGGATTCCTTGATAATTCCGTACTGCTCGGAGGTAATAGCCAGAATCAGATAGACTGTCAAAATTTCGATTTACTGCCCAGTTTACCCCTCTTGCTGGTGACCGTGCTTCTTCAACCGTACCGGATCGGTATGCTGTCTCACGAAACTCGTCATAGTAAAGCTTCCGTCCACCATCTGTCGTATAAACTCCGATGTCATCATAGTAATTAACATTCAGATCAACTGCGGCTGGAGGATCAAAAGCTAGCGCATATTCATACATGATTGGATCGGCAGTAGTCTGACCTGACGGTAGGTCAACATCTACAATGCGAATCAAGGTATCGTTGCCCGAAGCATTCATTCGGGCAACGTAGAGATCTTTATTCCAGACTACAAAATCTGTACTGTTGGTGACATACTGACAGTCCCAACCCGGATATGCGAAGGAACCGTTTAATTGTCCGGTATGGTTCGGATCAGTCGTGATCCACCGTTGTGTGCGTGAGTCTCCCGTGTCATAAAAGAATTCTCCGTAGGTTTTTCGCAGTTCATTAGCAAGTACTCCTAGATCATTCGGCACTGGATTTGACATACCTTCCAGCCGCACGGCAGACAGATCGACATTCTTCGCTTCTTGAGCTTGCGTGTCACCGATCATGTGGGGCGATATTTTTTGATTGATTCCACCTCGGAAATCAACTAGTCGGGCTTTTGCCATTAGTTCTATACCGTAGCAGTACCATTAAAAGTAAAAGACTGAGCTTCAATTTTAGCCTGAATAATATTTCGTATTTCATTCTCGACAAAAGCAATCTTTCCTTCTTGTGTTGCGCCAGCAAAAGCTTCGGCTGGTATTGCAATGATTCCAGAAAAGCTTTGATCATCAGTTTCCCATCGAATGTGACAGGGGTCGGTAGGAAGTGGGTTTCCTTGATCATCTTGAGTAACGGTTCGATAAGTAAAATTCATTTCACCCTCTAACTAAATAAGCAATGTACGCAATTCCTCCGACAATCAGAGGAATCCAGACTTCGGGGTGAAAATGTACTTCAGCAGTTAGATGAGCTAGCATCATTTCTTTCTCCAACTTATTCTTTTAGAGCTAGTTTTTGTTTTAGCTTTGGAATTGCACTGTGCTTTGGTGGGCCGACAGGCTGGATACGGGCGTTTAGATCCACCTTTTGCAGACTTACGTCCGCACGGTTTTCCTGTCTTGCAGTCTATCCAGCCTTTGCCACCGTTTTGAGCGAACCAAGTGCGTAAAGAATTACTTTTTCTTTGAGCCACTTTTGTTCCCCCAGTTTTTAGAACCAACCTTACGACACTTACTCAAAGCACCGCTAGCATAGGCACTAGGCCAGACCTTGTAGCGACTTTTGACTTTCGTGTAACAAGCGTCTTTCGGTTTGGCCTTCTTTTTAGCAGCCATAATTACACCCTGTAATTAGCATTACTTTCAATAGCCTTTCTTCATTTTAGGTTTCATCTTTGGTTTCATACGATTGGGGGTCGGCATCATTCCAGCTTTGCTTCCCGTCATCTTTTTCTTTTTAGCCTTCATTGCTGCGGCTTTCCCGGCTTTTGTGTATGGATATTTTTTTCCATTGACCATTGGCATAGTAGTCTCCTTTATTTACGTTTATGGGAACATTTCATTTTGCCACACTTCTTACATTTACCTTTACCGTGCATCAGTAACTCCAGAGTGCAGGTTCAGAACGATGGTCTATATGAATAAACCGTTTATTGAAGTCTCCCTTCTGCGAAACTCCAATCCCTTTAAACCCTAAATCTAACGCTAATTTAATTAGCGTTTGGGCATCTTCTCCGTATACTAGAAAATCCAGCGCCTCACCTTTAGCATGGTAACCTGTGGATCTGCCTCTTTCTGTTTTGACCCTCTCAACGGGGTGATCGGCACTACGAAAACCAGACGAGACTTTGAGTGGTTTACCGTAAGCAATTCGCAGTTCTTCAATCCGTGCTAAAAACTCAGGATTAAACTGGCATTCACCGGAATACTTGCACTGAAGTTCCTTGCGACTGAAATGCTCTGAGGAATCAACTGGTTGCATTGTTTCCCTTTGCACGATACTTTTTAAGAAAACGAAGTCCGATGACGATGGCAACGGGTGCTCCAAACAATGCTGCGATTCCCTCTGCGGCCCCTGTATCCAGCAGGAGATCAAGAGTATCGAGAGCAAGATTATCAGCCATACCTGTTTCAGCCACGGTTTCTTCGACTGTTTCAATCAAAACACTTTCTGTTTGAGTCGATACAGAATCAACCACTTCCTCGACCACGTTTTTTAATAGATCTTCCATGTGCTTAACTCTGCTTTATAATGTTTAAACAGATTTTAGCGTACTCTTCACCAAAAGCAGTTCGATCATCATATGTCATGTTAATCACTTCTGGTTGTGTAAAATTAGCACGGTAGTTGTCGATCATGCAGCTACAGTTTTGAATACTCATCTGCAATGCGAATTGATGCGGTGTACCGTTTCCCATGTATTGCAGTTTGAGCTTTTCAGAACACTGATAGACCCATTGAAGAAGAAAGATCGTCTGATATTCGTTAGACTTTTCGTGTGCTGGTGCCATTGGTGGCATTGCACAGACGGATAATGATAGTATCACACTAAGTATTAGTTTTTTCATAATCACCATTTTGACTTATTGGCCCAGTAAGCCGCACTCATTTTGCCCTTCGCAATGTTCTTTCCGTGTCTTGCTTTAAAGGATTTTCGTTTAGCTTTCATTCTAGCAGACTCACCTGCCTTCGGTTTCCCTGCGGTTTTAGCACCCTGCTCTCCGTAACGAATAACCTTTTCCTTTCCACCAGAACAGGCTTTGACAACGTGCGATTTCTTGGGATGAGAGGGAGTGCGCTTCGGACTGTTACACTTCATTGCCGATTTATTCACTCTTGCTGCCATAGTTATCTCTTGGATTCTAAACTGCTTTTGAGTTCGCTTATTGCCACGGTCATATTCTTTAGAGTTTCATTAACAGACTGTAAAACAGACAGTAACTGAGCGTTGCTCGTAGCTTGCAATTCTCGAAGTGCCTTGTCTGCTTCCGTGTCCTTGTTGATCCAAAGTTCTTCACGTTGCCTGTGGGTGTCCGTAAGATATTTTATATACCAAAAAGAACACAAGAGTGCTGCCATTGTGCCTCCTAAAGAGGAAAGCATTTCGACGAAGGAAGCTTCTATTGGCATAGTTGTACTCGGTTATAGGATTGAATTAAATTCGTAGACTTGGATTCCAGTACTATTATCTAGCGTAAATCCAGAACTACTATCGCTATTGCTATTGCTGTCGGAATCGCTATTAGAGTCAACGTCTACGTCCTGCGTGTTATTATCTGGTGCTTGGTTGTTTTGGTTGTCTATGTTGATATGGATTTCAATTGGATTCGCTTCGCTATCGTTGCCTTCGCTTGCAGGATAGTCACTACAAGCTAGTAGTGTGAGTGGAAGTAGTAGTAGATATTTCATGCTCGGCCTTGGTTAATTGGTGATTTTCTAGCGGAAGATTGCGACATTAACGCATTCAAAATCATTTTTAATATTATCGCTACCTCTCACTGTCTCAATTCTTATATTTGAAACAGATTCATTCACTCTCGACACATCAATATCTGAAATAGAATTTGTTGTTAATTTACCACCATGAGCAACAGACACATAATTAGCATCTGGCATTGCTGTCGCAAAATTGACGGTATAGTCTCCGGTTCCGTATGAAATACTAGAGATATTGTAAGCAGCACGGATTGTCTGGTTCACTCCATCAAAATTCACCCAAGCTCGGCACAATCCACCTGCTACTGTTCCAGCACTCAGTGCTTTGGTTGAATTGTAGAATGATACTGGATCACTGCTCAGATCTGCCATCGAACTACTTAGGGCATCTCCATCTGGATGATACAGTGTGATCGTAGTTCCACTAATTGCAGAAACGGTTGTACCAACGACAATGCCTTCTCCGGTTACATAGTCACCCACGCTAACGTCTGCTAAATTGTATCCAGATACTGCTGTGACGGATGTTAATTGATTGGCGTTGGTTGCCTTTGCAGTGTTTGCGGTGGTATGGATTCCTTGGACTTGAGCAGTCGTTGCCAGTATGTCTGAGTGTAAACTGATTTCATTTGCTGATGTATCATGCGTGGCGAGTGTTTTGCCACCGACTTGTAGTGTTCCGCTCATTAGTTTTCCGGTGGTGTGGGCCAGTTGACCCCTGTTAGTTGTCCGTTTTCATCTAGTGATGGTGTCGAGTTTGCTGGTAGATCTCGTAGTGCTTGACAGTAGTCAATCCATTCTTGGGATGGGGTTAGGTCACTGCGAAAACGCCAATCGGTTTGGGCTAGAAGTTGATTGCGTTGGAGTCGGAGTTGGCGTAATGGTTCTGCTGCAGTAAGTTCTGCGTATTTTAACTCTACATCTGATTTGGAAGGACTATCAAAAACCCAATCAATATCTTCAAATGAAGATAATGGAGCAGTGTAAGAGTATGCATAATCTCCGCATAATCGTATTGCTTTACAATATAGATTCGCATTATTAATCATGATGGCATAAACTCCATTATGTATCCAAATGAATAACCAGTCCAACCATAGTTGGATGTGTTGTTAACACTATGGTTAATATTGTAATTCCCAGAATTTGCTTCAATCCTTCCCTCAATCCTATAAGTTCTTGAATTTCTGTTTGATGATTGGACTATAGCAGTTAAATCTAAAACATCTGCACTATTACCATCAGCGTCATTAAATCTTCTGGATAAAGTAACTTGATTTCTTGTCCCATTAGATTGACCAATTAATGGATGAGTATTATTAGTTACATCGTGAAGCTTAAAATGCCTAATGTAAGTTGGAATATCCGCATTATTAAAATTTATATACCAGCTTATTAAAAGATAAGAATCGCTCCTTTTAGGAGTAATATCCATGTATAGATATTGGCCTGACCCATGTATACTGGTAAATGAAGTTGTGGCCCCCCATGTCCACATTGTATCATCTAAAAAATGCCTAACTTGAATTGGATGCCCGGCAGGAAACACCACCCCACTGCCAATCGTTCCATTATTCACAGTAATCATACCACCCGATTCACTAGCAAAGTCTACACTGTTTAATTTGATCTCTCCTGCCATCTTACCCTACTGAATTAAAGGTTCCCTTAATGTTCGTTGTGCCGCTAAAATTAGCAGCACCTCCTGCCACTACTAGACTACCGTAAATGTTATTGGTTCCTGCCAACTCCGTATCTCCGAAGAAAGCTACATTCTGTCCTGTTGGAACCGTCACATCGTCAGACACTGTGCTATAATGCGATACCCGATCATGTGACACCAAAACTGGACTCCGACTGACAACGATTACTACATCTCCATTTGCTAGAGCACTTGCAAAAGTAATCACTCCGGTAGCAGCATTAATGCTGGAGATGTCAGGAGATCCTCCGGTTGTGGTTAGCTTGACTCCATTCAGAAAAACGTGAGTGTTTGTGGGGTTTAACGGATAAGAGAAGGTAACAGTTGTTGGTGTACCGGAGATGGGAAACTCTTCAATGTACTCACCTAGTTCGGTTTGTCTTTTCGTTATGTCTCTACGTCCGGTAACGACTACGATGTCCCCGTTGACGGCAGCATTGTTGAGAGTGACAGTCGCAGCATCTGAATCAAGTGTGTAGTCATCTTTACTAAGAAGCACACCATTTCGATAAAGTTCCAGATGTGTGGAATTTGCACTCGCTGTAAATCCAGAGGTGTTAAAAACCGTCTGAGTACTGGTTGTTACCGCAAACTCCTCACGGAATTCACTGGTATTTAGGACGGGCTGATTGCCGATGTAGCTCATGCTGTTTGTCCTTCTGGTTCATCTGCTGGAAGTGGTTCGTTACCTTCGGCTAGCCAAGCAAGATATTCTTGGTAGTCTGTGTTTGTTTCTGAAAATGGTATCCACGCACCATCTAGCAAGCGTATAACCGCATTCTCAGAATGCGGAGAATTATGACTGATTTGACTTTTTGATGCTAATTTATAAATCATAACTCACTCGATACTGTCCAATTGAAGTAATAATCATCTGTACTTGTACTGGGGGTGTCTGAATTTGCTATTGAAAAAACATCATTTTGATTCAAAAAAACAGTATAACTTTTGTTAACTCCATTACGATAAACTTTACCTGAAGTGCCATTATTATCATTAACAGTAATGGTGTTACTAGATGCTCTTTTTGGTACTTTATAAAAAACAAGACCTCTAATAGAGGAATTTAAACCTGTAGAATATGGATTCAACACATTGAATGTTCCGTTTTCATAATACCTCTGACACAACGCTAACTCTGTTCCATAGGGCCGATGCTCGAATGGGGTTGCGACTGTGCCTTCTTCAAGCTGAACTCCGGTGATGTAGAAGGCTGCTCCGCTATCTGTTGCCAATGAAGTTGATGCACCAGTAACCATAGACTTTGTCGAACCACTACTATTTGAAACACCCCATGTTGAGCCTTGTGCAATTCTAGCAGAATCAGTTGCGCCAAATCCCCAAGAAATATAAAATCCGGCAGTATTGTCTGTATTAAATGTCCCTCCAGAAGTAGGTGCTTCAATATATACTTTTTTATGTTCCCATGTATCAGAATTTGATATTGTATACAATTTGCCTATATCATAGGCACTATTAGTGTCAGTAAGAATTAAAGAAAAATTACCAGTTTTATTTGATTTGACCCAAAATGACAATGTTACTGCTTTTGCAGAAGAACTTCCCCAATTGAAATGATAAATATCATTACCTTCAACTGCATAAGTAAGTGCAGAGCCATGAGTTCCAGTTAAAGTATGACCACTATTACGAATAAATTTTAAAGATTTTAAATGTCCAGAAGGAGAATCTGTGTCTTGCGATTGAGTAGCATTATCTGGGTATCCTCCAAATCTACTTAACGAAAATCTGTCTAATAAATAATTATTAGTATTTGGAGTTGTTCCAGTTGTCCCTCTTTGTGCTATTTGCATCCCACCATTGATAATCTTATTTCTAAAATTCGGAAAGCTACTGGCGTAGGATGCTAATTCTGCTGCAGTTGTCATGAGTTGTTGATGTCAATAGCTTTGAGATCATCTACGTTTTCAGCCATATCACAGAGCATTGTGATATTCCGTAGGCGAACCTTTTCGGCTATGATCGTAGTGGTGTCTTCTCCTGCTTCCTGTGCTCGCATATAGGCTACGTCCTGCGCTTCCAGTAACGGTTTACGTTCCATTCGCAGAGATTCTTTTTTGATCTCTTTGGCTTTTGGTAAATTGATCGTAATCACGCTCCTACTCCATCGTAAGAATTGCTGAAATCATAGTCCCAAGCATTGCGGAATTCTCGGTCTGCTGGTAGTTCTGAACTGTCAATGATCTTGTACTTGACACCTGTAGGGACATCTTTCGCACAGATCTGCTCCAACGTTAAGCCACAGTTTGGTGCTGGGACTAGCACACTAATGGTTGTTTCATTGGGAAAAATTGCTAGTTTCATTGGTTTCCTGAGTAGTTTGTTGGTTCAAGGAGCAAAAACCGCAACACTGATATCTCCAGTAGTAGTTCCTAATCCACCATTCTGATAATTGATTGTCATTCTAAACGATGCTGCAATTGGCGCATTACCTTCTTTTAAACAGCCAACAGCCATTGAATTTACTGACCCAGCATGAGTGCGGCCTGCTCCAAAAACCACTGCATAATTACGATTATCCATTGAGTTTTCAAAAGTCAGTGTGTAATCACCCCCAGTATGTTCTGTAATTGATGAAAAATTAAAATCTGCTCGAATAACACTGGTGCTAGGATTAGGGCTAAACGTGCTTGATCCATCAAAGTTTATCCACGCCTTAAGCGTATGTCCTGCATCCGCAATATCTCTTGCATTACTCATAAGCTAGGCCACGTTACGTTGGTTAGATTGCCTTGTTCGTCTAGTTGTGGATCTGCTGTTTCTGGTAAATCTCGTAGTGCTTGTCTGTAATCAATCTGTGCTTGGGTCATTACTCTATCGCTTACTGCCATCCAATCGGATTGCTGGAGGAGTTGGTTGCGTTGTTGGCGTAGTAAGCGTAGTGGTTCGGCTGCTTCTAGTTCTGCTATTTTTGCTTGGATTTCCGCTTCGGTTGGTTGTGGTTGATTTGCGTACCACTTTGCAATTTTCCCATTCTTGATTTTCCAACCACCATTTATTCCTAATGCGTATAATGCTTCATTGATCATTTTTGTATTTCGAATATTGTAGTAGCGAAAAAACCGTCTGTACTTTCATTCACTGGCAAATTGACAGTCCCACTATATGCCTTATAAAAAAATCCATAATATAATTCATCGCCAGCAGTCTGCCCTGAAATATCATCTACTGCCTGTGTTGTTGCAGTCGAATAAAATGTTGAACCGATAAAATACTGTAATGGGCCGCCAGTTCCATCAACAGCCCCAGAGTTAAAAACAACTGTGTCGGATGTCGTAACAGGAGTTGAGGTAGATCTGTAAATTTGTTGCCCAAAACCACCACTAGAAATAAAATAATTAAATGAATGAACTATAAACACCTTTGAATTAGAGGATTTTAGAGTAAGAGATGCTTCGTAATAATTAACATAACTAGTGGTTAAAGAATTTGTTTCGACGGTTACTGGAGGTGTAACAACCTGAATTACATGCCCAGCAGGAAACTTCACATTATCGCCAATCGTACCCTCATCCAGACTTACTAAACTGCTGGATCGTTTGCTGCCTATGTAACTCATCAGGTGATCTCCAGATAGCTGAGATGTACATCTACTGCTGATGCGGAGTCTGCTGTGACCGTTAGGTTTTCATTCGGTACAAGGACTAACTTTCCACCGTCTAACAAATTAACGGACGATCCTACAGGAATTGGAATATTCGTGATGTAGCTGGTATAAGTAGGAGTTCCTGTGTCGTATTTTATTTCAACTGTCAAAGTACGAGAGGCAGAAGATTTGTTTGAGGCTATAAGTCCAATGCAAACCACTTCGGTTGCTGGAGGTACTTTTGCTGCCAGTACATCGGTTCGGGCAGTCCCTGCTGTTTCGGTTTTTCTCAAGAATGCGTTTGCCATATATTCAACCTAATGCGATTGCCATTACCACGGGATCTGCGCCTGATGCTGCGCCAGTATTGTCAGTTGCGTATTCTAATGCGGTTCCTGCTGAATTGACTTTTAGTACTTGTCCTGCTGAACCTAGTGCTGTTAATCCGGTTCCTCCAAGCTGGTAGGGGATTGTTCCTGCTGTGATCTCTTGCCCACTGAGACTTAGATAGTTGTTGCTAACGGTAGCAAGGCTTACATTTGTGCTATTATCGGTTCCGACAGGATCAAAGTCTGTCCCAGAAACAGGGATTGTTGGCTTATTTGCAATGTCTGTTGTCCAATCAACCTGTCCAACCGTGATTGCCTGTCCAGAAATTGTGAGGTAATTATAAGTCGTATTATTAAGAGTAACGTCCGTGCTATTGTCTGTACCAACTGGATCGAAATCTGTTCCACTTACAGGGATTGTTGGCTTGTTTGAAATGTCCGTTGTCCAATCAATTTGACCAAGTGTGATTGCTTGACCTGTGATTGATAAGTAGTCGTAGTTTGTAGTGTTTAACGAAACATTCGTGCTGTTGTCTGTGCCAACCGGATCAAAGTCTGTCCCAGAAACAGGGATGCTTGGTTTGTTTGAAATGTCCGTTGACCAATCGATTGCACCTAACGTAATCGTTTGACCAGCTAAAGAAAGGTAATCATAAGAGGTTGTTACTAAACTTACATTTGTGCTATTATCAGTTCCGACAGGATCGAAGTCCGTACCGCTTACAGGGATTGACGGTTTATTTGAAATGTCGGTTGACCAATCAACTTGTCCTAGCGTGATCGTTTGACCAGCTAAAGAAAGATAATCATAACTTGCGGTGTTGAGTGTGACGTTCGTACTGTTGTCTGTCCCTACTGGGTCGAAGTCTGTTCCAGAAACAGGAATACTTGGTTTATTGGCAACGTCTGTCCAATCAATTGCTAAATGACTTTTTAGCGTAGTAGCATTCACAGTGGTGGTAATCGTGCCACTGGTTGTGATCGGCCCACCAGAAAAAGTGATCCCATTTGCACCTGTCAGTCCGACACTTGTGACCGTTCCGGTTCCTGATCCAGCAATCCATTCAATGTCATTTGCAGTGCTATTTACTGCTAAAACTTTTCCTGCGTTATTGGTATAGCTTGGTAAAATCGAAGAGGCAGTAGCAGAAGGAAGCGTGATGTTGGAAGTGGTTGTACTGTTGGATAGGCTAAAATTGATCGTGCTGGAGTTGACTTGATTGACTCCAGTAACAGAAACCCCATCATCTCCGTCTACTCCGTCTACTCCTGCTGGAATGCCAAAGATTAACTCCCGATTCTGAGAATTGCTGGTTCCAGTTTCAGTAACGGTAGCAGATGCTCCTGCTGCTAACGTATTCGTTGCGCTAACTGTGATGGTGGCAGCATCTCCTGCTGGGCCACGAATTCCTGAGATCTGGGTAGGAGAAGACCCATCATCGTAGTTGATCGTCATCACATCTCCTGACTTGGAGATGCTGGAGATACTACGACCAGCAGGGCCAGTGTCTCCTTGCGGTAGATCAACCGTCAAATCAGATAACGTATCTGTAAACTGAAAAGTCAGAGTATGATTCTGAGTATCGTGCGAAACGAACTGAATGCCTGTTCCAGTAGGGCCAGTTGGGCCAGCAGGAATCGTAAAGGAGGGTGTGGTTCCTACGGTATACCCTTGATTGTTCAAGGTATAGCCGAAGGTCATTGTGACGGTGGAGAGATCGACTGACTGTGCTAGCGATACACTGTCAATTGCTGGGCCTTGTGGGCCTTGTGGGCCACGGATATTTTGATTCGTGGGTAGGTCTGCATAAAGTGCAGAGAAATTAGCGTAGGTAGTGTTGTTTGAATCCAATACACCGGAGGGCATTGGGATATCATCAAGGTCTAGAAGCGTTGCGTCCGTTTCTAGGTCAGACCCTTTAACTTTACGAGTCTGGAAGACTACCGTTTCATTGTTAGACCCTACAACCGAAACCGTCATACCCACCTCCTACTGACTTTCATCCGTACTCGGTTTGCTCCTCCTACTCTGCGGATTCTATTCTCATGCTCTTCTCGTCGTGCTTCGGCAACGAACTGCAGGAATCTCTCTCGGAAAGCACTGCTTTTCTGAACATTACGAAGTTCGTTTTCTTTTAAGTACGCCCGTTCAACTGCACCAAATACCAATGCTTCGTGGAATCTAGAGCCTATAATGGGAACGTCTGTTCCTCCTGCTACATTGGCTAATGTTTGCAGGGCATCTCTCGGTGGGTTCCTTGTTCCTTGCAGTTCAATAGACGGTAAAACTACGATAGTACCCTGAAAAAACCCACTAGAATCATATAAGATGTCGGTTCCACTAATTGCGTCCAAATCGGTAGTTGGAACCTGTAAAAGATAATTACTGAAGACGTTAGACGATACAAACGTGATGGATGCATTCGATACCGCACCAGTGTTGGTTGTGGTTTTTGTCAGGGTGATTGTTGTTCCGCTGATCGAAGCAATTGCTGTCTTTTCAGGAATATTGGTATTCCCACCAACATACATCCCGACTGCTAGATCGGATGCATCTGAAACAGTGATCGTTGTAGTTGTAGCGTCAAAAGAAGCGGTGACCGTACTGACAATGTTGCCAGCAGGAATTGGATAGAGCCTAAATTTAGAAGCGGACTGATGATCCAAGACAACAGCCCGGATTGGCCCTGTCTGAGATCTCCAATCGGCATCAACCGATTCGTTTAAGAAAGTAGAGGATTCGTCGAGAACGGTAGGCGAGATAATAGGAATTTCAACAGCACGGTTGCGTACCCGTGCTCGTTGAATATCCATCAGGTCGGTTGGTACATCATACTCAGCAACCAACCCCTGAAGATCTACGTTGGTGGTTAAGAGGGGATAGCCAGTGAGGCGGACGAATTCGTGTTGAGCATCAAAGAGGTAGTCATTGATTTCAGCGTCAGACCATCTTCGATTATCTGTATCTTGTAATAGTCGCTCAACTCTCGTTCGTAGTTGACCCAGATTGAGACTCATCTTCTCCTACAGTGTAGTTGTGCTTCCGTTTTGGAGGTGCTTTTACCGTTTTTGCTTCTGATTTGGCAGCATTCCCAGAGTCGGGGTCGATCAACACAGGAGAATTCTTAGGAGGTACGATCAAGGTAACCGGAAATCGTGGTCTACGATATCCTTCGGGAGGTCGAGAGTATTGAGTCTGAGTGTATTCAGTCTCGTAGCACTCATTCATTAGACGGTTTATGTGGATGGCAGAGACTACTCTTGCGCTTCCTCTCGGAATCACTACTCGGAATCCGTTAATTGACGAAGCTACTTCATTCGTGTCGTGAACATCTCGACCCATTTCAATACGGATAACACCGTATCCATCAGGGACACTGGCAGGATCTCCGTCCCACTCTTTCGCTAGATTAGCGTGAGCAGATACTTGAGAAAACCGTCCAATACCGGGATTGTAGTAAGATTGGGAAAGAGATGGTTCGTAGTATTGTTGAGCCATTTAAACTTCTAATTATACGGTAAAAAGAAGAAAGTCGCAAGACAACCAACCGGAGTCAATTGCCTTGCGAGAAAGGTTACACCAACTGGGTTGGGTAAGGATTGGAGTCGAAGCGATAGTTCACCCAGACATATACCACTCCTGCAGTATTTGCTGCGGTTCCAGTTACGCTTACTCGTACAATCTGGTCAGCAGGTACAGGGGTCATTCGATCCCCAGCATCTACACCAGCTACTCCAGCAGACCCACCCGATCCAGCATCGATTGCTGTGGCAGTGTAGTCATTTGCTAGGGTAGTGTTCCCTAGATTGATATCTGCATTTACCACCCCGAAAAGGGTTTTCTTGACAACAACAATGTCATCAATGATTGCCCCAATCGGAAGCTTGATGTCATAGACATCTGTTCCGTTTTTGACAGATGTGATCTTAATGTGCTCAGAAGTCTGAGGCACATAGCTCATCTGCATTTTATCACTTTTCATAATATCTCCTTATAGATGAGAGTGTCTCGGGGTCTTAACAGTCCCGAGACCTATTAGTTATCAGCTATTCGCACCGTAGAGTGTACCTGTGGTCACAGTGGAAGCTAGTGCGGACACACCTGATTCAATTGTAATAATCCAGTCTTCGTTAAGAATTAACTGGCTATGCATGAAAGTGTATCCTACTGTACCACGTTGACCCAAGGGATCGGTTCCGCTAGGTGTCGGGCGTACAACTTTAGGAACGATGCTGTCCATCCCTCCGATAGTTGCAGTGCCTACGGCATCTTTTGCGAAAATCACAATCGGGTATACTTCAGCGAATGACCCGGATGCATCTTCGACTAGCGATGTCCCTGCTGCACCAGCACCGAGAGAGTTGTCACCATCACGATCAAAAGCAACTGCTTGAGTGGTTACGAGGAAGCGTACTCCCTTGTAGGAACCAATCTCAAAGTCCATTGCTTGTGAACTGTTGGCATACTGCTCGACAGGTACAAAACCAGTTAGAGCCTCTAGGTCGTAGCGCAGAATCGGGTGGCAGATCGCAACATAGCTAGGTCGCAAAGGTTGCGTTGAAACATCAGGAGTTGCGGCTAGCATCTCTGTCAGCTTCTCTGCGTCCAGACCCTCTAAGTGTCGGATTGCACGATCCAGATCGGCAGTAGACACTACATTATTGACTGCGGCACGAGAGGTAATTGCTGCTCCACCAGCATAGATCGTATTCGCAGGATTACGGAAAGTCTTGTAGCAGAGTAGGTCGATTACTTCTGCAGCTTGCTGCGCTTGTCTCTCCGTAATAATGGAGACATATGGGTCTTGACCAAGGAGTTCCATCAGGTCGGTCACAGGCACATATCTACCGTACTGGCGGATGGTTGTGCTGATGACTTCGCTTTCTAGCTGGTCAAAATCGGGAGTCACACCCTCACCCAACGGGGTATCATTCAGAGGAAATTTCTTATACCGTCTATGTCGCATGACGTTGCCATCATTACGACCTTTGGTATCTTTTTGAGCAAACCGTGCAAAGGTTAAGTTCTTTTTCGCAACGGGCAGCATCTTTGACTGAATAGTGAGTGCGTCTTCCGTACTCAGGTCTCCGTAAAGATTACCGCTAGTCGTTGCGAATGCGGTAGTTGTAATAGCCATTTTAATCTCCTAGTTATCCTGTATTCATTAGTTGTGACCAGAACTTACTTTTATCGTCTAAAGAAGTAATTCCAGCCTTTGGTCGTTCGGGTGCCGATTTTCGTGAGACAACACTACTGGCAGCTTTCCGTCTTTCTATTTTCTGAGGATCTGGTTCTGGAGAAGAGGCTACGGGTTGCGTAGGTTCTTGACGTTTTGCTTCGTCTGGATATTCAAAAAGAAAGGATCGCATCAGGTCTACAAAAGCATCTGGACTGGCAAAGTTCGTAACCACCGATTTACGATAGTCACTCCCCAACACCCATTGGGCAAAAGTCGGAGAATCAAAATCGATATCTCGAGCGTTTAAAATCCCAAGTTGTTGGTTCGCCAGTTGGTGCCTTTTGGACAAAGAGTCCTGCACCTGTCGTCGTTCCCTCTCTTTTCTGAACTCCTGAATCTCCGGGTCTACCTGCTGTTGCATCTGCTTGATACGCTTGTCCAACAGGGTGGTCATTCCTCGAAATAGTTCAGGAAATGCCTCGAGTTCGTCTCGAACGTCTTGCGGCAAATCTTCTAACAACTCCTGCAGATTGGGCACCGGGTCAGTTGGTACGTTCTGCTTCGGTTGGGTCTCCCGGTTTTTCTTGAGGTCTTCGATCTCTTGCTGTAACCGAGATAATGATTCGCTCATCTCCTTGTTTTCAGCCTTTAACTTGGAGATGAATTCTTGTGAGTCTCGAAACCGTTTGGCTAACTTGGGGTCGTTCTCCAAGCTAGGTTCTGGTTTCGGCTCTGGTTTCGGCTCTGGTTTGAGTTCCGGTTCCGGTTCCGGCTCTGGTTCAGGGTCGACTGCCACAGGCTCTGGTTCCGGTTCGGGTTGTGTTGTGTTCTTTCCTACAGAAATCTGAGTCCAGATATCTTCCTTAGAGAGTTCGGCAGAAGGTTGTTCTACTTCTTCATCGGTCGATGGAACTTCTTCCAATTTTTCTGGATTGGTCATTCGTATCTCGAGAAAGGTTTTGGACGTAGTCGGGATAGTTTAAAATCTCTTGAAATGCCTGTATCTTCCCAACCCTTGAGTTATGCTGGGCTAGACCCTCCGGGGTCACCAGTAACTTGAGTCGTTCCACTTCCTCCGTTATTCGGGTCTGCAACATCTCCTCGAGGTGTAGCCATAGCTTCTGCCCCCGGAGGACCTGCAGTTCGTCGTTGGTTAGGGGGTACGTTTGCCCCTTGGTTTGCTGCCATCTGTTCACGTTGCATCTCTCCTAGTACCTGCTGGAGTTGTTGCTCCTGTGCAGCTTGCTGTTGTTGGGCTTGAACTTCCTGCTGGTATCTTTGTTGGGCCATTCTCTGCTGTTCTTCCTTCAACATAATTGAAAGGTCGGAGAAGTCAGACGGTTGGATCATCTGGCCCATGTCCATCATCTTGAGAATTCGTTGTATCTCTAGGTCCCGTCTTTGTTTCCCAATGCTATGTCGCTCTTCGAGAGCAGAATCCAAACGCTTTAACTGTTCGTCTATCTGTCCTTCTTGCAATTTCTTTTGAGCCTCCATCTGCATCTGCATCTGCAGCGCCTGTTGTTTTTGCTGTTGGGCTTGCTGCTTCTCTTCTGGAGTCTTCAGTAGTTCGTCTGGTTCCAGATTAAATGCGTTTAAGATCGGCTTTGCTAGACGTTCAATCCTAATCTCTTCCGCTAGGCCCGGTAACTGCTGGAGAACCTGCATGAACTGAAGGAGTTGTTGATTGTGAACTTCTTCAGCGATGTAGCGTTCGTAGCCTGTGCAGAGTGCGTCTGCATCACAGTGGAGTTCCGGATCGTCAGTGTCTACCAAGATCCATCGATAGATTCCGTTCAACGTGTTTCGCATCATCTGCGAAATCGATTGTACTACGGAAGCAGTGCTACGGGCCTGATTCCGATCCAATATGGACATCCCGGTGGCAGTACGGGTCTGGTAGGGTGCTGTCTGTCCCATGCCAATCGGAGACTGACCAGAAGACAAGTTGGCTTCCCGTTGTAAGAATTGCATCAACTCCATCAGTCCGTTGGTCACGTCTGGAATCAATACCGGGCGAAATGCGCCAGAGACATCGGCACCCGGTGCGAATTGCCAGACTTTACCGGGGTAGAGATCTGTCGGATCTTCGTTTGCTGCCAACTGGCTAGAATCCATACCAACCATTGGGACCGAAGACATCTCCTTGCCTTCGACGTACATGCTCATCGCAAAATTGATTAGGCTCTGGATATCTCGAATCGACCAATAGATACCGTCACCCCAAATAGAATGGGTGTTATCGTGCCAGTAACAGAAATGGTAAGGAATCTGCCCGTCATACGGATTGATAGAGGCTTTAATTACACGATTCCCAAGAACAGTCACACAAACTGGTGCCACCTCGAGAATACCGAGAGCATCTTCATCGATGTAACCTTCTAAGTCATCCCGGTCAAGGGTTCCCCAAAACTCCAAGAGTTCGTACTCTTTTTCAGCTTCCTGATAAGACTCTTGATGGGGGTTGATTGGTCGAGAAAGTTCGTAGCCACCTATCGTGTACTTGTTCTCCAGTACATCGGCTACAGCTTCCGGGTCATAGCCATATTCTTCTGTCAGTTTTTGTCTGGCTTGAACGGATGATAGTTGTGTACGTTCTACGATGTAACTGAGATCCTGCTCGTTATCTGCTTCAGGAGACGGATAGAGGTTAAAAATAGAAACAAACTTAGCTGTCGGTAAGAGTTCTGCCTCTACGGCACTCTCGATACTCTCAAGTCTTCCAGAGAACTTGCCTGAATACACAGGGTAGTTCCTGCGAATCAGCACCGGGGACTTCAAAACCCCAGTGCCATGCAGGATCATCTCGTGGATGGCTCTGCCGATTTCTGTCGTAAAATCAGTTTGATCAAGAATATCTCGAATCCTGTCTTCCATGTTCTGGGCACGATCCCGAAGGATTTGGTGAATAGGAAGATGGTTGCTGAGTTCCTTGATATATTCAGTCTTCTCCTTATCCGACATCATTGGCATCCCTTCAGCCATCTGGTGGATGTCTGCAGGAATAAACTTAGGAGTACGGGCAGGAACCACCGAAAACGGGATCTTGTTATTCTGGAATAACATCCCGTTGATCTTGATATGAGCCGAGGTCACCTCCCTTCTAGTCAAGTTCATGTAGGGTGCATTCCTGCCCGACTCTTTACGGAGTTCTTCTACATAGATGCCATTGTAAGCATCTTCCCCGGGTAGCCATCGTTCATCTTCTATATTGCGTCGATAGTCTCGAGACTCTTCAAACTTATTACGAATCAGGGTCGCTAGCTGATCTTCGCTATAATCCGGATCGTCCGGTGGGGGAGGGGAAACCTCCGTATCCGTAATTGGAGTTACGTCAATCAAGATCTGTCTCCAGTTCGTTTAGAGTATCTAATAAAACTTCTGCGACTCTTTCATTTATTTCGATTAACTCAAAAGAAGAAAAGGTCTCTTCTTGCTTCTCCTGAATCAGTTCTCGCCACTCGGCTAGTAAGAGTTGTACGTTAGACATGGACATAGTGCCGATATTCGTTCTTTCTTGAAGAGTACTCTGGTAGTAGTGGACCTCTTCGTCCGGTAGCTGGATGTCGTGTCATTCCCCAACAAGCTAACCCTAGCGCAAATACACAATCGTCATGAGCACCTGTGTTTGCCGCTTCTTTGCCGTTTGGAAGGGTCACAAACGTCATAAGTTCATCTACGAGTACTCGGCTTTTCAGCGTAATTTCTTCTTCTCGAAGTAATTCTCGGATCGTGTCAACTAACTGGGGTCGTGTCTTTATTGTAGTTAAAAACCCAACCCTCTTTGTGCGCTTCTGCCCTCTTTCATCCAGCCTCATCTCGTTGTACAAGTTCGTGTAGTGATGCTTGTCCAACAGAGAGCGCAAAGTAACCAATCCGTGGTTGTTCCGTTCAACGACCAACATGGCTTCGTTGTAATACTGGGCCAGTGTGACTAGTTTCCATGCCAACTGATCAGGATCTGTCTTTGTCCTAAGTTGTGCTACTTGCTCGAAAGTTAGACCGTCAAACACACAGGCAACAGACCAATCGGTGTCACGGTCGTTAACCTCAATGCCTTCTGCTACGTCACATCCAATCCGGTATTCTCGTCCTTCAATCGGATCGATGTAAATCTCCAGTTCCCCGGTAGGGTGGGGGTCCAACGTATACTTCGGAATGTTGGTACCCGGAGAGTAGCGATTCGTAGGCAACGTCATCTTCACTGCAGACTTTTGAGTGTTTAAACGTTGCCGAATTCTTTCAAGGATCTCCCGGTCAAAAACCATCCGCCCAGAAGCTAGGAAGGCTTCTCGATCTGAACTGGGATAGTCCTGATGGAACTGATCAAGAGATCCTTGACAGTTTACGTCGATGGAAAGTCGTCTCCACTTCAGGTGTTCTAATGACACCCCGAAAGTCTCAAGACCAGCATCCCCAAGATCGTACTGAACGGTTTCTGTCAGTAAGCGTTCTTCCTCTTCTCCTCCGTACCGTGGCTCTGTGCCTACGGTCTCTTTAAAGGCTTCCTTCTCTGCATCTGACTCAAAGGGCAGCTTGTAGTCATCAAAAACATACCAAGGGAAAAATGTGGCTTCCCATCCACCTTTATTTTCCCCAGTTTGTGCGGACCAGTAAGACTCGTAGAAGTAGCCACCCATGCCTCGTGCGGTGGACTCAATGAGAACTTCCGTACCCTCGGCAATGGCTACGTTGCGGAGTAGTGCTCCGGAATAATCGAAAGCGTTCTCCCCCCAACGGGATACCTCGGAGCAGTGCAAAAGCTTGATCTGGTCCCCAACGATGTCGGTGCCCCCAGCAGTACCTAGACGAAACCTGACGTTCAAGTCACTGAAAGAAAGTTCTCGTTTTCCGGAGTAGCCTTCCTTCGGCCTGAGTGGTGCCGGGTAGTGCTTCAGCATCAAACGAACCATGTTAAACAGGGTAATCGTCGTAGGCTCATCATGGGCTACGATGGCTACCCTCATGTTCTGTCCAATCAATGCTGCCCGGAAGAATCTTGCTAGGCAGTACGTTGAGAGTCCGCTACGTCTTGGCTTGAGGATTACTTGCCGAACAAACCCGGTCTCTTTCTTCTGCTTTTCACATCGGTAGTGCAGAATTCGTTGAACGGTATTCAACGTAAAAGGAATCAGGTCTCCGGTTCCGAAACGTTCAATTCGGAATTTCTCGAAATGCCAAAGAGGGTCGTCGGTAAGCTTTCTTAGTACTTCTTGAAATGCGTCTTTTGATGGCACGGTCTGCAGCTACCCAGAACTTGATCCCGTGATGCATAAACATGCTACGGACGTATTCAAGATTGTAGGGTGGAAAGAAGCGATGATGGCAATAAGCAATAGCAATTAAGTTCTGGTTGGGGTAGCAAAACTTATGCGACAGTAGCTGTCCTAGTAGTGCCTTCCAATTCTCATACTTCTTAGCTTCGATTATGCTGTTGCCGACGACCAGATCTGCAATTCCTGATTTTAAGTAGACTTCTCTTCGTCCACCAAGGTAATTCTGAACGTAGTCTAGAACCTCAAATTCAAGAATTTCTGGCTGAATCGGCTTTGTCATCTTTTTATTATGAGCCTGATTATACCATAAAACAATTAAGTAGCAAACCGATTAGAGGCTAAATGCCAGTAATGATTCGTTAAATTGTCCGGTGTTTTTAATCAGTTGGCGCATTTGGTGGGCAACCTGTCGCACTTCGATTTGTGCATGGTCGCTTGCACGAAGTTGGTAGAAATGAACAAAGTTGCGAAAGTTGAAGGTAACTACATAGCGTAGTTGGTTGGCGTAGGGGAGGAGAAACCTAGCAGACTCTTTGGCCCGGGCACGAGAAAGCCCGGCAGCTTCTAGGTCTTTTATAAATAAGTGGTAGGATCGTTGTGCTGCCTGAACAAGATTAGAAGCAGATTCTTGAAGGCTTTCGGGCCAGTCATCGGGGATGTAATACGAATCCCTTTTTAATTCCTTATATCGAGCAGATTCAGAATTGATAGAAAGAGTGCGGTGTTTTAGTAGGTGGATGTGAGTAGCAAGGTCAGACTGCACCCGGAAGGAAAACATAGAGTGTTCAAAGGGGGTACCGTGGTGGTTCAATGCGAGATAACGAAGTAATCCGGGTATACGGTGCGAAGTCTCCTCGCTTATCTCTTGATTCGTACTAGCCCAAGCTGCACGGGCGTGAGCATGGTCACCCCCTACAAAATCAATAAGTTCTACCGTGTTGAGTTCTCTCATTTCTTGGATCGACCGGGTTGGTTTCGAGCACGGTTTTTACTGGCTTTTTCGTTAACCAGCTTGCCGCTTTTTGTATGGGACTTATCGTACCCTTTTGGACGGGGGTTTGTTCGATTCGCTTTATTCAGTTCTGCTCGATATTTCTTTCGTTCAGGCGTTGAATGGTACTCTGAATCGTACTGTTTCTTGTGCTCTGAAGCAGACTGCTTACCTTTCCCTGCTAACTTATTTCGTCTTTGGGGTACAGATTTCATAAACCTCCGAAAAGTTTTTTAGGTCGGTGTGGAAATGGCTGGAGTCCCAAAAAATAAAGAGGGGGAGGGGTCGTGGCCCCTCTCCCCCCCCTCTCAGAATTTGGAATGTTTTTGGTCAGTTTTTTTGATGGTCTGATGATGTTTGGAAGGTCTCTTCCTATCTTCAGAGGCTGTCCTTTTGACACCAATCAACAACCGTCCAGCCCAGTGAACACCTGTCCTGCTGATCTGTTGTCAAAAGGACACTAAGTGTAAGTTATTGATATCATATGACTTCATTTATGATCATCGAGTAGTTGGGCTAATTGTGCTTCGTAATTTACCAAATCGGTGTCCTTTGATTGGGTCTTTTTCATCGTTTCCAAGATCCTCGTAGCCAGTGGCAAATTGCCTGTTTCGACTGCATTCTTTAAAAGGTCAAATTGAACAGTAAGCAAATCATTAGCGGACCACTTTTCAGCCTTTAATTGTAGTCTTGAAGCTTCCGCTCTTTCAAATAATTTCAGTTTGTCTGCGAGGACACTTAGCACACTTGTTGCAGAGCGCACGTCATCAGCCTCGTCAGCTTTAGTGTATTGCTTATGCAATTCGCTCGACAACCACAAAAAATCCAGACTTTGGAGCAAGGCCAAGCGTTTGTCCTTTGTTTCCTGCAATAATTGTTTTTTTGCTTCGTTAAACTCTGACATGGTCTCAGGTACTTTTGTGGTAGCTGGAATTACTTGCTGTCTTGAGCTTTTTGTGTGTTGGGGGAGCACGATGTTTTTTTAAACTAGCAGAATCTTTTAACCGTCTGTTCTTTTCTCTTTCGACACTTGCTGACCCTTCATAAAGAATCTTTTCTAAATCACAAAGGCGAACGTAATTACGTCCTTCGATCCACCTTACTGGAAGCTTTTTGTTGTGAATCCAATAGTCTACTGTACGTCTCTCAATACCAAGCAATTCGGCAGTTTCCAGAGTAGTGAAGTGTGGCTCTGCGATATGTTCACACAAAGCCACTAAGCGTTCCCAAGATCTAGCTATTCCAGCCTTGTTTAGTTTCCCGACTTATCTCCGGACAGAAAGCTTTCTGCGGTGTGCTTAATCACCAGCACTTCATCGTCAGTCCAGAAATAGTTCTCCTTCTTCGATGGATCTTTTAGAACCCGTTGCCACATGTTATTTAAAGGCTGAAACAATTGCCACATGCGGTTCATCATCTCCATTCCTTCATCGTTAATTGACTTTGTAAACTCGCTCATGCTTCTCCTGTTCTTGTAATAGTTTTTCAACGTAAAGGGTTGCGTCCATCATTTCTTCCTGTAGATGCTGTAGCCACTGCACTACATTCAGATCGTTTCTGTCCATGTCAGTACCGTACTTATTCTTCCCGGCTACTGCTCTGTCCAGATATTTATCCAGCACAGACTTCGTTACTGAATCCATTAGTTCAGACTCTGCTCGTGCATCTCTCTCCACTGTTCATGTAATTTCTTTACAGGCTCTAAACCCAGACCAAGGGGGTTCTCCTCTTCATCGTAGATGCTGTTCTCGAACTGCTCGTTTAGCTGCATGAAGGCCAAGAATTCATTTCTAGGGAACTCTGGATCATGTGTTGCTTCATCATACGCCATCAGGTCTCTAGGTGCCTTCTCGAGTAGTACTTCCGCAAGCTTCCCCATAGCCACATAAATAGCGTCAGAGGGTATCTCTATACGTTCATCATCATCTTGTTTAACTTCGACCGTTGTCGTGCCAAGATCGACAAGATAAACCTCGACCCTTGGGTCGTCTTTATCTACTTCACCCCTGATGTAATTGCAGTGGTCGATCTGGGAATCATCTTTAAACAGCCCAGAGTGCTGCAGTGCATCTTGAAGAGCCTTGCCACAAAAATTATCTAGGTCCCTCTTTCGTCTATCTGGAGTAACTAGTCGAACGCTCAACGACAGCCGGGCACTATCGTTAAACCGATGACCCTTAGTCCTATTCTGAATGATCTTGATCACTCGATCCCTGAACTGTCGTCCGTCTTCACTGATCGTTAGCCGATTACGAAACTTTTTGTAGTAGGTGTTTAGGGATACCGGGAAGGGTAGGTCGATTCGTAATTCAGCTAGGTCTGGAAGTGATTCTGTCATATGCCTTCAGAGTAGGGTTGAATTGATCTCTAAGCTTACCAGATTAGGGATAACTCTCAAGGCAATGTCCCTTAACTTTAAGTGAGACTTATGACGTTACAAGATTGCGTTTAAAGTAGACTTTATTGTCTTTCCTTCCTTTTCATTTGTAGTTGTGGACGCTCTGGTACCATCGTGGACCATGATTGGACCATGACGAAAAAGGATTAAAGCACTATTATTGTTGACTATAATGGTTGGTACCATTGGACTGCTGTTATAAACTATTTTCTATATATAGCTATAGAGTAGTAACATATATGTCTCTCTTATATATTTTCAGAATACTTTTTTTACTGCGAGACCAATGGTACCAGAAGAATATATAATAATATTAGATACTTATAGAAAATCTTCATGGTCCAATTATGGTACCAGAGAGTACCAGTAGCTTTCTTGATCTAATTTAATAAAGTAAATCAATTACTTAGAGATATCTTACTGGTACCGTGGATTCCCATACCCCTACTATAAAGGGAGAAAGAGCCGCAGCATCAGCTACCTACTAGTCAGATTAGCCTACCTCAAGATCAGTTTGATGTAGCTGGAAAGATCAAATCTACCTCCTTCAGATCCTCCCCAGAATTATCATCTCACCCCTACAATTAAGACCTGAGTCAAAAAAAAATTATCCTCTGCAAACCAGTAAACAAGCGGCATCAACAAAATAATGTCAATTATTCTTAAAAAAAGTATTGACAGTCAAAACAGATTGCTGATAGGTTTGTTGCCACTGGCACCGATCAGGGTGACCAGCCACTTCGATCTTCCCCCCGGTAAGCCCGACCAACCCGGTTGGCCCGGCACGACAATCAAACGGACCTGCGCCACATCACTGGTAACTAGTCGATCAGAGACGAAGACAGGATTCCGGAAAACGCTTCCCGATGATCACCAGATCACGGGTCCCCAAGGTACGGTCAGGAGAAGATGCCAGACCCTACCCTATAAGCGCACGATTCAAGGCACTGGCGTAATACTGATCGTCCCGGTCAATCCGGTTGCCAGTGGGTGATCGTCGATGTTGATTTCTTTAGATAGTCTATTAAGTCAACATCCTAGATCACCAATCATAAGAGGCACCAATGAACGAGAACATAGTCAAAAGCTTTGTCGATGCTGTTAAAAATAACGACAGCATCGTCTCTTCCATCCAGAATATCCAAATTCGGCTATTCGGTAAGGGCATGCTCCACTTTCACAACCGTGAACGCACTTGGGGCATCTGGGTGGAACACTTTAGTTCCCCCGTTCGATATAAGATCACCGTCAGCACCTTCCGTTACGAGGGTGCAACTCAGTATACTGTTAATACTGAGATCTATCACGAGGTTCTGGAGCACGATGCTGCACTGAACACCGTCACGTCAACCATCATCGATCTGGAGGCATAATGCATTCAGCAGTACAACGCCTAATCAGCATCGCAAAAGTTGCAGGATATTCATTTGAATTCTGCAAAGGTGAATCCTACAGCATATTGACCCGGGACCACGAGGCACCCGTGGTTATCGATAAGGGAGGCCGCAACCTCCCCGTGCTGGTGAAGGGCAATCTGGTCCCTGAACCGAAGGCATCACTGTTGACACCTGACTTCGGTAAGCTCAAGCCACTGTCCAAGGTTAAAAAAGGTACACCCGTCAGGCTCAAGCCCAACGGACCCGTCTGGGTTCGTGGCGAGTATGATCGGGGTGGTCATGCGTACACCCTCATCAGCTACACTGACGGGCAACGCAACGCTATCTCCCAAGACGGGACCACTGAAGTCTATGTAGGCTTTATCTTTTAAATTACTGACCCCGATACTTCCGGGGTCTTTCAATCTCTTATTTCTGGAGGCATATGCCAAAGTCACTGAAAAACCTGATTCGTTTATCCTGCCACGTTGCCGTGTTGGTCCCTTCGACCACCGAAGTAAACCAGCACGTCGACAACTCTGCAATCGTCGACGATTGCCTCGAATTCATGGGCCGACTCTTCAACGGTGCCACAGCAAGCAATTGCGTGGGCACTTGGGTATCCCAAGAGGCTGGTCTGGTTAAGGAAGCTGTGACCCAAGTCATCTCCTACTGCACCAGTGATGGGTTGGAGGGGCACATCCAAGACGTGATTCAGTACGCTGAAAACATGCGTGACCGAATGCGTCAGGAGTCGATTGCCATCATCGTCAATGGTGAGCTTTACTTGATCTGACAACCCTGCAGGGTCTCAATACTTCCCAGACCCTGCAACACTCTTACTTCTTTGGAGGCTCTATGTCTACCTTCGACATCATGCGAAAAGCTAGTTTCTCATCTATCGAGTTACCATCTGCCCAATCCTTGGTGCAGATCAAATTATACCATACAGGCAATGGCTCTTGGGAACTGGAACGCTACCACCCCAAGACCAACTACAGTCCTTCCATGTTCACCACTATCCCCATTGAAGAGCGTAGAGTGCAAACCATTCTTCGTTCTTACGATCAACGTAACCAAGACTAAGAGGCACCAATGACTATCGAAGCCACCCAAAAGATCATCAAGTTCTTAGACCGATACTGCGACCGCACCGTCAGCACAGGGTGTGATTATTATCACCTCCAGATCGGTGGCATCTCCTGCGACTACACCCTACACGTCGATGGTGACGATGCATGGGTAGAGGGGTCTGAGGAAGACCTCGCCATTCTTAACCAACAATCTTAAAGAGGAACCATGCACACACTACCACACCGCACCACCCACGGTCTGACCCTACAGACCCCCATCGAATTGCGTCAAGACCTCGTCAAGAATCCCTATGCTTGGCCCGGAGGTTACCCCAAGTATGCCGTGCTAGCAGACGGTGAGGCTCTTTGTCACCACTGTGCTGAGTCCGAAGCTGAACATGTTGATGGGGCGGACATGGGTGACGATTGGAGACTCGTAGGTGTAGAGATTAACTACGAGGACACTGACCTTTACTGTTGTCACTGTGGGGAGCAGATCGAATCTGCCTACGCTGATGATGATAACCAACCCCCCTACGATGATCGTGAAGAGTTCCCTGATCAGCTTGATCAGCAGAACCCCGACACGGACATCGACTTCTACCCCAACAACACCTGACAGGAGGATTATGTCAGTACAACGTGACTCCCGGGTTGACCGGGAGGACTTCGACGAAGCAATTCGTCAGGCCCAAGACCTTGTGGCCCACCTGACCGAACGGAAGGCGAGGTGGGAAGCAGGGCAGGATTTCGACGTGGACTACACACGTCGAATGATGGGTAACCTCGAGTTTGCCCACCGCAACCTTCGTTTACTGAGTGGTACTTGGTAAACACTCGATCCCCCTCCGGGGGGATGCTCTCCATTATCATCTTTTTTAGAGGCTCAAATGGAATTGATACCAATGATCCTGATTTTCCTGACGGGTATGGGTGCCGGGGTATTCCTCTGGTGGCTTGCCGATACCCTCGAAAGCCGAAGCTACGACTTCCCGAGTTTCGATCATTATCCTGACGTAACCCCAACAGATGAGGACCGATGAACCTAGACAAGCTAGCCTTTGAACTTGAAGAGACAGACGGAGTCGAACGGTGTCACGTCTGGACTAAACAAGGCAAAGGCCGGGGCAGGATCTACATAGATCTACCCCGATTAAACGGTGGAAAGAACTGGAACGGTGACTCTGCTGGCACCGTCTTCTTTGACGAGTACAGCAAGACGATAGTTGTCGAAGGCAATTGGGCCGGGGCAGCTACTCGTGACAACGCCAAACCAATCCTTGAACGTCTCAGCACGAAGTTCGGCTACAAGCAGATCAGCCGGGAAGACCTGAGACGTTACCAACGCAAAGCAACCTACCAATCTCAAGAGGCACAATGAATGTCAAAGACCGTGTACGCAAACTCTTAAACCTCGCTGGCAACAACCCCAACGAAGCCGAAGCTGCCGCTGCAGCGGAGAAAGCTTCCCGACTGATGCTCGAGCACGGGCTACTGGAGGCAGACATCGTCACTGATGACGACTCCCAGAAAGTCACAGAACTCCGTAAAGTCTACGCTGCCAAGCTGAACCACTGGCATGGTGCGTTGGCCTACGGCATCAGTAAGCTGAACATGTGTGAGTCCTACTTTGAAACGCAATACGAAAACATCAGCGATTCCCCGTATCGCACCAAGTTCTCCCGGCAAACCGGGATGGTCTTCGTAGGCAAACCATCACAGGTGGAAGTGTCCCACTCGATGCTCGAGTACCTGATCGAAGCCATCGAACGACAGGCCAAGAATGACCTCCGCTACCAAAAGAAGTGGAACTCTACCGGGTTCGAGGAACGAGGCTACTGGACGAAGTACCGCAACTCTTTCCGCTACGGTGCGGCTGTTCGGCTTCGTGATCGGATGGAAGAGATCGCTACTACCCGGGACCAGCAAGGCATGGAGTCATCGACCGGGGAGCACATCACTGCTTTGACGGTCCAAACAGCCCGGCAACAACAGGAAGCTGCCATCCAAGACTTCATGCGAGACATGAAGATAACATCAAACCGTGCCAGTGGTCCCTCCAGCATGAACGGGTTCTCTGCTGGCAAACAGGCTGGTGACAAGATCAGCCTCAACAACCAAGTGGGGAGCACGTCGAATGCTCCTCGCCTCACCTACAACTAAGGAGATCCAATGCGACATAAATTTGAAAAGAAGCGACCCCCTTCGTCAGGCAGAAAAAGATCGGTCATGAATATGAAGGGCTACTTCCACAATTATAATAACAAACAACCCCCACAGGTTGACGAACTTCAACAGGTTTACAAAGATCACGGGATCAAGCTCAACTACAAACAGGCGAAACGTCTTTGGGATGTCTTCAAAGACTGTAATATCTCCACCCTCATCTTTTAGGGTTCTATGCTAGTACTCGACTCGATCCTTCGGTTCTCCCTGTTCATCCTGCTGACCTCGATCAGCTTCCTGCTACTCTGCCCGTTGATCCTTGACGCAATAGCCTTCTGGACTAAAGTGTTCAAGATGTTTTGACCCTCTACTTTTTAGATTGACATCTCACGAGATGTCGATACTTTTGAGGGTATAAGTCCGGTCACTGACTGGCTTCCCTCACCACAACCTTATCGAGATATATCATGCCAGAAGCAATCATGGGAACAGACTACTCCATCGCTACCGCAAAACATAGTCCCTTGCAGGACGACACCCTCGCAGCAATCAAGCCGGGGTGCCAGATCGACGACCTGCTGGAAGATCCCAATCTGAATTGGGAAGTCTCCAAGCTAGAGGTCTTCGACCCCACAGGCAAACCTGTCTTCGACTCCCGGGTCGTCACTCGTGACGATACCGGGCAACACCTTGGGCTGGTATCCAAACGCTACCAAGTGGTCCAGAACCGGGAGGCTCTGGAGTTCTTCCGCCCGATCTTCGATGCTGGTGCTTCCATCGACTGTGCCGGGATCTTCCGGGGTGGGCGCAACATGTTCATCGTCGCCAACGTCGACAATGTCAAGCCGATCAACGTAGTCAAGGGTGACGAGCATCGACCGTACATCATGCTACGCCACGGGCACGATGGCAACACGGCTATCGAGATCAAGGCATTCTCTACACGGTTGGCCTGTACGAACATGTTCCCCCTGATCAACCGGGAGAGTAAGAACCACACCCTCCGCATCAAGCATCGTCGGGGTGCCCACGAGGTGTTGGACACTATCGGTGCCGTGACAGCCGAAGCTTTGAAAGGTTTCACTGACTCCGAGTCACACCTCAAGAAGCTTGCCCGGAAGCCTGTCAGTGCTCTGGGTCTGGAGAACTACTTCCGCAACGTGTTAAAGCTACCCTTCAGAGATCCGAAGGCTATCGTCGAAGACGAAGAAGCCTACGAGAAGCAAATGGCAGAGGGCAAGCGCAAGCTGGAATGGTTGTTCCAAGCTCACGCTGATGAAGAGAAGCTGTCTCCGTCCAAGGTACACGGTTCTTTGTACCATGCATTCAATGCGGTGACCCACCACGTCACCCACGACAGCCCAACCAAGTCCGACCAATCAAGGTTCGAGAAGTCTGTCTGTGGCCTTGGTTCACAGATGTCCCAACGTGCCTACGATCTGGCTCTTGAGTTAGCCGCATAACCTTAACACACCCCGAGACTGTCGGGGTGTCCGAAGATGTCAACCTACCAGCATCGGTTGGCATCTCAGGGCACCTGACTGTAGGAGGTCAAGATGGACCAGCAATTCCGTTGGTCATCGTTGGTGCCCTCCATCCTTTTGAGGCTTTATGGAAAAGAAAAACAAACAACAGCCAGTAGCTAGTCTTCGTAATCTGATTGAATACTGTCAGGTTATCGAACTGGCAATGATCGTTCATCGTACTAAGGAGTCCCTAGCATCGACACAATTTAATGCATTAAATGGAACCACAGGTTTGTTTAGGAAAGATCAGGCACTTGCAAGCGGTTCTCCGGACGAAAGTGTGCTGAACCTTGAATCTGAGTACTACACGAAGATCACTAGCGAACAAGCCTTCGAGTTGTTCGAGGGTAGAGAGGAGGATCTGGATCTTACCTTCGTAGGTGGAGAGATCAGGCCACTGCATAACGAGTGGACCGCAGATGTCGATTGGGCAGAGGGTGGTTGGTTGACCATCACGTTCAACCTTCTGAAAAATTCTTCTCCCCCTGTCGTTTAATTAACCACGGCACCCCGATACCACCGGGGTGTCATTACTTTCTTTTGACCGTATGATTAACAAATACTTTGGCTACTGGCAAGTCTTGTCAAAAGCACCGCATGAGGTCGGTGACCTACAACATCAGTATGTCCTCGCCCGTTGTGTGTGCATGAGAAAAAACTACGTCAGGGTCGATGACCTTAAAGCAGGTAAGTCCAAGTCCTGTGGGTGTGGTAAATCCCGAGAACTGTTGAAGTTGATCGGTACCACCTACAATCGCTGGACGATCCTTGACCTTGGCCCTGTGATCAATACCCATCGCTACGCTAAGTGTAGATGCTCGTGCGGCTACACTTCCCTGCTTCGACTTACGTCCGTTCTCCGGGGTGCTTCCAAATCTTGTGGATGCTACAAGGTAGAACAGACAACCAACTACTTTAGATCTTTAAAGGCCCAAAATGGTTTATCAAGTAAGACGTACAAAGGACTCGACCATCATCGAGACAACGGAAAACTTTCAAACTGCTCTGACCACGCACACCTTCACCCCTGACACATGGATCGAGACTATCGACGCTGATATCAAAGACCTCGATAATTCTTCACCCCATTATCCGGACGCATTATTTCAATGAAATCTTTAGGTATTAAAAGAATAGTTGATTTTGATAATCCGCACGGTGAACCCTGTGACCTGACCTTCGTCGATGTATGTGATCTCATCAGGAACTGCAACCGGGTGATTGACCAACAACTCACCAAGACCCTACCCCATCAGGAGGTAGACCGGATTCGTGGAGAGTCTGTCTTCCAGCAGCAAGTAGACCAGTTTCTTGCTAACGGTGGGAAGGTCAAACACTACCCGTGTGTGATCATAGTAGATGATGAGGAAGAGGTCACAACATCTTGAGACTTTCGATATCTCCTGATATCCTACTAGCCTCGCTTTTGTCGCTTTAGATGAAGGCGAGGCTTTTTTGTATCCTATAAAGAAAGGTTTTTTGAATGAAATTTCCAAACAAACTCGCAGAGGTAGTGACCTACCGAACCTACCTGCGTTACGTTAAAGAGTTGGGTAGACGGGAGACCGGAGAAGAAATGGTTAACCGTGTTGCCGATTACTATCGGGAGGTCACCCCGACTGCTCTAGTGTCTGATGATGAGATCGATGAGATTCGACAGGCCATGATGCGTCTGGACGTGATGCCCTCCATGAGATTAGCATGGACAGCAGGGGAACCTGCACGATTGAATTCGATTGGAACGTACAATTGTAGTTACCTCCCCATCGACAGTATCGGAGCATTCGCTGAAGCCATGTATTTGTTAATGCATGGTGCTGGCGTAGGATACGATGTCTCGAAAGCAGTAGTCAATCAATTGCCTCCTGTTTCCCTGTCACCAACAGCCATGTGGGCAGATCCTCCGAGTGTCGATTCGGCCCATACCGTAGTCTTTGAAGACTCCAAAGAAGGGTGGGCTAAAGGGTTACTCGAAGCACTCAATAACTCGTGGTATGGGCGAGAAGTGAAATTAGACGTTTCAAAGATTCGTCCGGAAGGTGCCCCGTTAAATACGTTCGGAGGCAGAGCCAGTGGTCCCCAACCGTTAATGAAAGCTACCAAGTTCTGTTTAGACACTGTCGAGGCAGCACGGGGCAGGAAGATCACTCCTCTGGAAGCCCACGATATGGTTTGTGCGATAGCGGAGTGCATCGTAGTTGGAGGTGTCCGTCGATCCGCTCTGATTAGTCTGAGTGACCTCGACGATAAGCAACTCTCGACTGCAAAGCTGGGTGAGTTCTGGATTGATGCTCCGCAAAGGGCACTAGCGAACAACTCAGCGATCTACTACCGCAGACCAGAACCCGAAGAATTTTGGAGGGAGTGGACTACCTTGGTCGCTTCTGGGTCAGGGGAAAGAGGAATTTACAACCGTGGGGCCGCTCTGAAGAAGGCACCGAAACGCAGAACTTTAAAGGGTAAAAACAGAGAGCAGTTAGGGAACTAACCCATGTGCAGAGATCAGCCTGAGACCTCGACAGTTCTGTTGTCTGACCTCAGTGGTGGTGCGGCCTAACGACGATCTCGATTCTCTCAAGGAGAAGGTGCGGATCGCTACGAAGATGGGGACCATCCAAGCAACCTAATGAACTTCGGTTGGTTAGAGACTGTAAACAAGATTGGAAGCTCAACGCTGAGAGAGCAACTGACCGGAGTTTCTCTGACGGGATCATGGATCACCCGACACTAGCGAAAGATCCTGAGACTTTACAGGCTCTAAAGAAAACAGCCATTGAAACCAACAAGGCTTTCGCTCAGCAGTTAGGTGTCAATCAGTCTGCAGCGATAACCACTGTGAAGCCAGAGGGCACGTCCGCACTTGTCAACGGAAGCGCACACGGAATCATGCAAGATATTCCAAGTACTACCTACGACACGTTCGGTTTAACGCAACCGATCCGCTCTACAGGATGATGAAAGACCAAGGGGTGAAGTTCTATCCAGAGGTGGGACAGGATCACCTTCCCTTCGATCAAGTCCGGACGTGGGTCTGTGCGTTCCCTGTGGCCTCACCAAAGGGTTCTACTACCGTGGACCAAGTCTCAGCCTTAGACCAATTGGAAAACTGGAAGACGGTCAATACAAACTATGCAGAGCACAGTGTCAGTGCTACAATCTCTGTGGGTAAAGACGAGTGGGCAGATGTGGGATCGTGGGTCTGGAAAAACTTTGACCATATCACAGGTCTGAGCTTCCTCCCTCGAACAGACCATGTCTATCAGCTAGCACCTTATGTCCGATCACAAAGGGGAGTTCGAGAAGGCCGATGCTGAGTTCCCAGACATCGACTTCTCCATGCTCTCTCGTTATGAGTATGAAGATCATAACAATGGCACTCAGCAGGAATGGGCTTGTTCCGGAAATTCTTGTGACATCTTGTAAAATCTTGACAGTATCGTCACCCCTTGTCATAGTGGGACTTACGCTAAGTTTGTCCCACTGGCAAATCACAGACAGGTGAGTCCCCTGTGATGGGATCGTGGCTAGGGTCAAGAATCGCAACCCAGTCTGCCCGAAAGTCGGTGCCTCCCGAACCCTCCGTTTGTATCTTTGCGGAGGGTTCCCCCCCCTCCTTTCTTGTCTTCTTTATGAAACATTGGAATCAGAAATCAGAAGAACTCTGGATTCTCAGAGAACTACCAATTCATACCTCGCAGGAAGTCTACATGGGCCTACCATCCTACATGATCTTGCAAGGTTATTTAGAGAGTATAAAGAAGAGAACAAAGTGGTGGGATAATGTGGACATTCCACGTCTACGAGAACTGGCAGTTTGGTGTATCAACCATCCGCCAGTTGTAGAGCATCTTGGTCATGTTCGGTACTTGGTGACCTACCCGGAAGTTGTCCCGGGTTATAGCACAAAAGGCAAAACCCGGACAGTCTTTGATGTTCGCTACAGGGATTGACTCTGTAGCGTAGCCAACGCCTTCTCGCTAACCCCACGTTGATGTAGATACCCCAAGGTTGTTTTCAAATCTTCGTGCCGTGCCACGGCTTGCACCTCGTGCGGAGGTACCCCTGCTTCCAGCATATGGGTGATTGCACTGGCCCGGTACCCGTGCAGGGTCTTTGCTGCATCCTGCAGTCCAAGGCTCTTCATGGTTCGACCCATCATCTTGGTCAAGCTGGACGTTTCAGAGGCATAGGTTCGTCCATCCCCTTTGTCCAAGTAATACCTCTCCGCAGATCCTCGTTTCTTTAGATCCTCTAAAAGAAACTCTTTCAATCGTCCTACAATCGGAATCTGCGCTTCTTTCCCCTTCTTGGGCTTCCAGTCTAACTCAGGTACTTCTCGAAGAATGATGTACCCACCCTTCAGGTCAATGTTCTTCAGAGGCAATGACCAGACTTCTCCTGCCCTCATTCCTGTGTACCGTAGCATCATGTGCAATCGGTAGCGGTTCAGCGCAGGTTCTTCCTTCAGGGCCAATCCTCGTAGGTGACCCTCAACCCGATCCAGATCCTCTTCACTGTAGATCCGGATGTTTCGCTTCTCTGCTCCGGGTTGCTCCAGCACAGGGCACTTCTCAACGATTCCAGCCTTCTCCGCATAGCCGAGCATGATCTGGACACTACGCAAATAGGTCCTAATCGTGTTGGCAGAACGTCCCTTCTCTTGCAGGTCCTTAATCATCGGTCGACTGGAAACAGCCCGGAGGTTACCGATTTCGGTCTCCCCGTGGTACTGCAGGAACAAGCTCAAGGCTAGTTCGTAGAAGGATTTGGTTCTTTCTCCTACCGTCAAGGAATCCAGCCACTCTTCATAGACTTGCTTGACGAGTGGGGTCCTGCGACTTTCCGAAACTGTCGAGACCTCTTGAGTCATCAGCTTTTGTATGGCTTCGATAAGCCTGTGATGGAGGAACGTCTCTGGGTCTCTGCTAGCATCAGCCTCTGCCACCGAGCACAGCACGGTCATCTTCTCTTTACCGTCTAAAGAGATTCGAGCGTAGTACTGTGCTGGCATGTTGGCGTGATGCTTTTTAACAATCACTTTTTTCATTGTTCTTCTCCTAGCGGAGAAAGAGCACGACGAACTAAGTTGTCGTTCGTATCCCTCTTATTCAGGCTGATCAACTCTCTGAGCAGCAGGTTATTCCGGGCTACGATTTCCTTGATGGTCTTGACATCATGGGCCAATGCCGAGGTGTCCGTACTTCGACTAGTTCGCTTGATTACAGTTTCTCTTCGAGCATCGTCAGTCCACTGACGAAACTTCTTAATGGTTTCCTGATCTACTTTCAGGGTCTCTAGAGACGCAAAGTAGTCTTCATCAGGTAGCTGGTAGCCACACTCCAATCGGCTTACCTTCTTGAGTTCGGTTTCAGTTTTGTCTGAGAATTCTCTTTGGGTTAACCCCAAGTTCGTCTTCTTAAATTCTTGATTGCTGCACCTAGCTCAATGTTGTCCATCACAAAAGCTCAGTGAGATTTTAAAAGAGTATTGACATGTCATAAGAATCTTGTAGGCTCTAATGACATTGTAGGGTCGACATTGACCCTATCACTTACCCTATCCTAGATTCTCATTGATATCAATAAGAATCTTAAAATTGTTACTAATTTTCGGAGGCTTATGACAATTATCAAAGGACTGGTAAAAGTTCTTAAACCCTATCCATATCAGAAGAAAATTGTGAGGCAACTTGCCCACATGCCAAAAGCCATCTTGGGTGCAGAGATGGGGACTGGAAAGACTTTGATGTCCCTCTTGGCAATGGAAGCCAACTCTTTCGATAAGGTCCTTGTTCTCTGTCCTGCAATTGCCGTGGCAAACTGGAAACGAGAAGCACAACGTGTGGGATTCTCAGCAGACTTACGGGTGATGTCATATGACAAAGCTCGACAGCCCAAGACTTTAAGAGAATTAAAGCAGTGGGGGCACCAAGGAGTCATTCTGGACGAAGCACACTTCCTGAAATCCTCTGGGGCAAAAAGGACCCGGGCAGTCTACGGACATGCCTGTGATGGAGTCGACGGTCTCGTTACCGGATGTAAGCGAGTCTATGCTCTCTCAGGTACGATTGCCCCAAACAACGTTTCAGAACTCTACCCCCACCTACGGTTCATGGTGCCATCTCGGGTCAAGGGTAGCTACTTTGCCTTCCGCAATCGCTACTGTTCGATTCGAGACACCCGGTGGGGTAGTGTGATCACGGGGGCAAGAAATACGGAAGAGTTGAAAGACATGATGAGGGATGTTTACATTCCTCTACGGTCTCGAGATGTTCTACCTGACCTTCCATCGATTTCTTTCAACGACACCGTTGTTGATCCGGTGGATGCTAAAGAGGCTCTGCTCAAGCTGAAGGAGTACGAGCAGTTACCAGAGATCGAAGCTTTGGTGCAGCATTTGGAGAATGCAGCAGAGACCTCTCCCCCTCCTCCCTCCGAACATGTTGCAACCCTTCGACGGTTGATTGGTGCCGCAAAGACACCAGCCGCAGCATCGTATATTCTCGATATGCTCGAGGGTTCAAAAGACAAGGTTGTCGTTTTTGCGTACCATAAATCGGTGCTCCGACATCTGCAGCGTTTAATTCTCGCCAAGGTTAAATCCGTCATGATAGACGGTTCCTGTTCGCAGAAAGAACGCAACGAGAGTATTCACCGTTTTCAGAATGACCCAGAGTGCCGGGTCTTTATCGGGCAGCTAACCGCTTGCGGTACTGCCATTACCCTAACCCAATCCAACCAAGTGGTTTTCTTGGAACAGGACTGGACACCAGCCACCAACCTACAAGCATCAAAGAGGTGCCACCGTATCGGGCAGGAACGCCCGGTATTCTGCACAAACCTGATGCTGCACAACAGTATTGACGAACGTATCTCCGCTGCACTAAGCGCAAAAACCCAACACCTACTGGAGATTGGACTATGTCCAGCATAAAGAACCTGACCATCGATGTATCAGAGTGGTCAAATGAAAAAGTCTGTGAGTTTCTGGAATGGCTTGCCATGTTTGAAGACCACCAGCCCGGGAAAGAAACCTGCTACTCTTTGAAAGAAGAGTACGCTACCGGGTCAGAAGATCTTGATACTTCCGAGACAACACAAGATCTTAAAGAGATCAAGGAGACTTTGGATGAGATCGATTCCCCAACCCCTACCGATGAAGTGCTTGTCCTTCTGGTGAAAGCCTTGATCGAAAAGCACCGCACGGCTTTCTCTAGGTTTCTTAGACAGTTTATTCAGGAGACGATTGTTGAACTGACCGAGCAATACCCAGACGGTGGAAAACAGATGGGGATGGTGCTGACCAAGGAACTTAACGAAATTAAGGGTGGTAGAGATCTGCAGAACCCCGATGATGAGTTGATGACCAGTCTGCTGACCAGCTTATGTGGGTTCCGCCATGATCGAAGTCTTCCCTATCTGGCAGAGGCAGATCAGGGACTACTGACCGAACAAATCAAAGAGGCAGCATGAATCACTCTAAGTGGTCCGCATCAGCGATGACCCGATGGTCTGCCTGTCCCGGGTCGATTGGGTTGTGCGAAGATCTACCCCGGTCAGAGTCCAAGTATTCTCGTGAAGGCACCGTTGCCCACAACCTGAGCGAACGGTGTTTTACGGGTGATCTGTTTAGACCCTCTGATGCACTTGATGCCGTGGTCGACGGAGTCAAGATCGATCAGGAGATGGTGGATGCAGTCAACACCTACATCAACTATGTCGATTCTCTTCCCCGTCTGCATAACTGCACAGAAGGTTGCGAGACCCATTACGAGCAGACTCTGAAGATCGATCCCGTCAAGCTCAAGCTGGAACGTAGCCTTCAGCTTTTCGGGACTGCCGATGCAATCTTCTACCAAGAAGAGATCGTACCTCATTCATCGAAAGGCACCCAGACCAACCTGATTATCGAGATTGTCGACTTCAAGTACGGTAAGGGGGTGCCTGTCGAAATCGAGGGAAACCTGCAGCTTCGCTACTACGCCTTGGGGTTCCTCCACAAGCTGATGGGCCGCAAGAAAATTCTTAGACATTTTCTTTCGGACAAGTTCATCGTGGTCCGCCTGACGATTGTTCAGCCCAGAGCAAAACACGAGTCAGGTCCGATCCGCACAGAGGTCCTACATTGGCAGGACATTCTCGACTTCGAGAGTCAATTGCGTTCTGCGATACAGGACACTTTGGACAACCCGGACGACTTCGTAGTAGGTTCCCACTGTCGCTTCTGTCCGGGCAAAGAGATTTGCCCAACGTACAACCAGCCGATGCAGGAGGAGTTAACCGAGGTTGACTATCTGAAGATCTCAGGCAACCCCAAGGATATGTCTCCTGACGAGTTTGCCGAGGTGCTTGAGTGTTGTGATCTGCTAGACGCAGCAATCAAACGACATCGTCGCTACGCTGAAAAGCTTCTCGAGTCAGGGAACCGAATCCCCGGCTGGAAACTCAGTCCCACCCGTCCAACCCGTAGATGGTCAAGCGAAGATCAGCTTCGTCAACATCTACAGACCCTAGAGTTTGACGTTCAACAGAAAGCAAACCTAGCGGCATTGTCCCCTTCCCAGTTGGAGTCCATCCTTCCCTCCGAAGACTGGGATAAGATCTCCCACCTTGTCGAGTCCCGGTCTTCCGGAATGAAGTTATCTTTTAATGGCCCATCTGCTGAAGAGGGTCTTCAACTCCTTTTATAAAGGTTCAAATGGCAAAGTATATTGGTCAGCAAGTTGTTCTTCCTGAAAGCAGAATTCTTTTCCCTGCTGTTTTTAAACCGTCAAAGTATGGGCGCTACGAAGTTAGTGCCGTTGTCGATCCCGATCAGAAAGAAGATTGGGCAAAGATCGATGACGTGCTGGTGGAGGTAGCCTCCAAGGCTTTTGGACTGAACAAGACCGAAGCGAAGAAGCAACTCAAGTCCGGGGATCTTCGGTCTCCGCTAAGTCCCTTCCAGATGGTGACCTTGTTTTTCAAGCAGCACAGGCTGAAGAGAAGGGTGCCCCCACGGTGGTTGATCTCTACCAGAATCAGATCCCTGAGACTCGAAGTTCTGAGATCCGTAACGGGATCATGGGCAACGTGGTGGTCTTCATCATGGCCTACACGGTCTCCGAGAAAAACCGAGGCATCACTGCACGAATCAACGTGCTGCAGAAAACTGCTGATGCGTCTGGTGGTGGTAAGCAATCTGCCCTTGGTCTGCTGCCGAAGGCAGAGCCACAAAAGGTGACCGTCCCGGCAGACGACGATGATAGTGTCGATGCGGCTCTGGACCGGATGTTTGCTGCTTAATTAACCAAGGGGCCTTCTGGCCCCTGTTTCTTTGGAGGCTATAAATGCTTCATCAAGACTATGAGACCTACCACTTCAGGGAACTGAAGGATTTAGGGAGTTGGTCCTATGCTGACAAGGATCTAGGGGTGTGGTGTGTCTGTTATTACGATGATGAGACCGGGTCTGGGGGTGTATGGAAGCCGGGTGATCCTGTACCTGAACCCTTCCAGAATCCCTTCCAGACACATTGTGCGTGGAATGCTAATTTTGAGAGGGATGTCTACGAGAGGGTGCTTGTACCTCGTTACGGGTTCCCAAGTACAGAGATCGAACAGTGGCGAGACCCAAGTGCCGTTGCCCGATACCGGGGATACCCGGCTTCTTTAAAACTTGCGGCACAGGCTCTTGCCGGGGAAGACGGTCAGAAGGATGAAGAGGGACGGAAGTTGATGCTCAAGATGGCAAAGCCTCGAAAGCACGAACCCGGACAGGTACCGATCTGGTGGAACGAACCTGAGAACGTCCACCGACTGATCGACTACTGTAAGCAAGACGTGCTGGCAGAATGCGAGATCCACAAACAACTAGGAGACCTACCAAAAAGTGAACAGGAGATCTTCTGGTTAGACCGTAAAATCAATGAAAGGGGAGTCAAGGTCGACGTTGAAGCAGTCGACCTGTTGCTCGAAGTGATCAAGAAACAGGAGTACCGGGCGAATACACGGGTCCGTCAGATCACTGATGAGATGGTCACGAAAGTGTCCAACGTCAAGGATACCCTTCGATGGCTAGAGACTCAGGATGTTTTCCTTGAGGACCTGTCCAAGAAGACTGTTGAACAAACTCTTCCGCACAGCACGGGCAAGGTACGGGAAGTCCTGCAGATCCGACAAGACAACGCCAAGACTTCGACTGCCAAGGTCAAAGCCTTTAAGAATGCCGTTGCCGAAGATGGACGTATTCATGGGATGTTCCAGTATCACGGTGCCCATACCGGACGATGGACCGGACGACTGGTTCAGCTACAGAATCTCCCACAGGGTTCCAACCTGAGTAGTGACCAGATCGAGGAGTTGCACAGACAACTCAGAAATCTTTCAGCAGGTAAATGGTTAGACCATG